CGCTCACGTGGGCGGACGTCGTCGAGCGGGACGGCGTGTGGCCGGTGCCGGTTCACGACGTGGTGCCCGTGCCCGACGGCGTCCCGGTCGTGCCGGACCCGATGCCGTGACCTTCGCCGCCGCGCTCGCGCTGGTCGCGGTCGTGGTGCTCGCGCTGGTCGGCCTGGATCGACGGGACGCTGTCACGTTCGGAATCGCGCTTCTTCTGGAGGACATCGTCATGGTCGGAAACCTGGTCTTTCTCGGGCTGCTCGCGCTTGCGGCCGCGTACGTCTGGTGGCGCGGCCGAGCCGCCGGCCGAGCTGCCGAGCAGAAGCGGTCCGACGAGGTCGCGCGCGAGACGGAGAAGCACCGCGTCGAGCAGGCCAAGGCCGAGGAGCGGGCCGAGGTGGACGCCGCGGTGGCCAAGCGCGAGGCCGAGAAGAAGCGGCCCGGCGTCGACCGGGCGAACGAGCGGCTGCGGCGCGGCATCGTGCCCGCGCTCGTCCTGGCGCTCGCCTCGCCCGCGCAGGCCGAGTGCCGCGAGGTAGGTCCCGACGTCGTCTGCCCCGCGCCGGAGTTCGACCAGCTCATGGACCAGATCGACGCCGCCGAGGCGCAGGTCATCATCGAGAGGGCCGAGTCCAGGCGCCTCGACAAGGAGCTCGCCGCCGCTCGCGACCGAGCCGCCGTGACGCATCCGGAGCCTCGCGCGCCCGTCCTCGAGGTCGCGGCCGCGTCGTCGCTCGCGATCCTGATCGGGCTGGTCGTCGGCTTCTTCGTCGGCGCGGCACGCTGAATTCCCCGGCAATTCGGCGTGTCATGGGGGTGTCGTAGAATTCCGGTTCCTTGTTCGAATGGCACGGCGACGGAGCGAATCGATGGGTGAGCCGGGAATGGTCGGGTACGAGGCGTACGCGAAGAGCACCGGCGGCAAGACCTTCGACGGCCGCGACATGCCGAAGTGGGCCGACCTTCCCCAGCGCATCCGTGACGCGTGGAACGCCGTCGCGGCGGCCTACGGCTTCTGAATCCCGCGCCCGGCGGTCCCCGGGCCACATGACGGGTCGCACCCGTCGAAGGAGGTGCCCCATGCGGCGCCTGTTCACCGCGGGCCTTCTGGCCCTCGCGTTCGTCGTAAGCACGTCCCCGCCCGCGTTCGCCTTCCCGCAGGACGACGATCCCGTCGGCGTCGCGCAGGTCGACACGCACGCCGGCAGCGTCGACGTGGAGCCCGTGGGCGTGTCCCTGGGCGAGCCCACCGTCGAGCTCGTGCAGGCGTTCGCGCCCGGCTACGTGGAGCCGCTCGGCGCCGTCATCGAGCGCACCGCCCGCATCGACGTGCCGCCGCCCAACGTGGTCGACCTGCAGCGCCACGCATCCGGCTACTCGAATTGCCGCAACGACGAGAGCGCGGCGCGACGTGTCGGGAATGGGTCGCTCGGGACGGTCGCCGGCCGGTCGCAGTGGCGCTTGACCAGCGTCACGAGGCTTGGCAGTCTCTGACCGTCATCGATCCCCCCCCATCGGTGATCGCAGCGCCCGGGCCTCACGGCTCGGGCGTTTCGCGTTTCTCCGGGTCGAGTCGAGGCATCGTCAGGTTCGCGTCGGCCAGCGCGGCTGCGAGTCCCGGCGGCTGGCCCGTGTGCAGCCACGAGGCGGAACACGCGGCGCACGTCACCTCGTAGACGTTGTGCCTGAGGTCGGGGCTCTTCCCGAGTCGGGTCCACCGCTGCTCGCCGTCGTGTTTGCAGGCCATCCGGCTATCCTCGCACGGCGTCGGACGCCGGCATTGCGCTCGGGATGAGGGCGCGCGCCCCTCATGTCGGCGGCGGCGCGTCAGAACGGACACGCCCCCGGCCGCGACGACGGCGGCAGGTCGATTCGCGCCCACCGGTGCGACGACGTCCGACGCTGCCGGGCCAGCCGGGCGAGGAAGCACGCGTACCAGCTCACGAAGCCGGGCGCGTTCGGGCCTGCGCGGACGAGCACGCGGCGCGTGTCGTGGAAGGCCTCGCGGGCTGCGAGTCGGGCGGTGCGCTGGCGGCGGTGGCGGGTCACGGATGGCCCAGCGCGGCAAGCGCCGCAGTCAGCCGGTCGCGCTCCTGCCTTACCCTGTCGAGGGCGAAGGCGATCGCCTCCCGCTTCGCTTCCTCGAACGTCGGGTTACCGACGCCGTGAGTGCTGCCGCGCTGGTAGACCGTCCACGCGCCGGGTGGCCGCACGACCAGCCGCGCGTCGAGCCCCTCGCCCAGCCCGGTGATCTCGCGCCACACGGCGCCAGGCACGTCGCTTGCGGGTTGCCAGCCAGTGTCATGCATCGGAGTCCCCCAGCGCCAGCAGGTCGTCGCGGATCGCGGCGCCCACGGTGTCGATGATCTCGTGCGCGAACGCCTCTGCCGTCGCGGGCGAGAGCATGGCGGGCACCTTCAGTTCAAGTTCGCGCTCGCGTTCGAGCGTCCAGAGCGCCGCCAGGAGCGCGTGCTGACGGGCGTCGTGCTCGATCCGGCGCACAGATTCAGCGTCCATCGGATGCCTCGGATGCCAGCGCCACGATCTCGTCCACGAACTCCGCAACGCTCGCGTTTTCAGCGCCGCAGTCGCCACAGAATGACAGGTCGTGGTCCCACCACGGGCGGACCGGCAGCATCGCCGCCGCCAACAGCCCGTGCTGCCGCCCGCGCGCCTCGGCGTTCTCAAGCGCCCGGTCAAGCCGCTGCACGTCGTCCGCCAGCGACATCGTGCCGTCGAGCGGGACTAGGTCCAGCAGTCGCGCCCGGATGCGATGCAGGCGGTTCGTGTCGCTGGACGTGGCGCGGAACTCGGGGGCGTCGTCCTGCCCGTTCGCGAACGCGTCGAGGGCGAGGGCGGCGCGGCGGTACCGTTCGGCGCTGATCCGCAGTTGGATCATGTCTGCGTCCAGTTGCTCTGCTCCGGTTCGGAACCACGCCGCCGCCTCGCGCGCCTCGGATGCGGTCATCGTCTCGGTTGCCATTACCCGCACCCCATCGAAATCGCCTGCATGATCGCGCAGTAAGCCGGGTTGGTTCCGATCGCAGCCCAATCGACCTTGCCGCCGCCCCACCACAGCCGGAACGTCGCGAGGTCGTCCGGAGACAACCCCGCTTCGCACTGCCGCTGCACCTCATCGTAGTAGGCGTGGACGCGGGCGAGCATCGTCGGGGAGTTGATGTATTCGAGCGCGGCCTCCACCGATTCGTGGTGCGTCACCTCGACTTCGCTCGTCATCGCGCACCTCGACCGGCGGCGAGCGCGTCACTCAGCATCCGGCGCAGGAGATGGGCGATCTGCCGTGCTTCCACGGTCGGGTTCAGGTCGAGCCCCGTTCGGGCGGCTTCACGCGCCGCGACCAGCGCCGCCTCCGCGTCGAACGGCGTCGGTCTGGGCTTCGGCTGGAACATTGGCACAGCGGCCTCAGGCTTCGGCGTGGCGACGCGCTCCCTCAGGTCCGGGCAGTGCCCGTGACACGGGAGCCCCTCCTGAACGTCGCAGCCGGGGCACCGCTTCGGCCCACGGACCGGTCCGGGCTTCAGCGCGGCGACAAGCGCCACGGCGGGCGCGGGGTCCGGGGCGGGCGCGGACGGCATGGAGTACGCCGCGAAGTCCGCCGCGGCTTCGGCGTCGGTCGGGTAGTCGGACGCAGGCGCAGTCGTTCCGGCGGGCGCGGGCAGGGCGCGGATGGCGTCCGCGACAGCGCGATCACGGACACAGCAGTCGCACGCATCCCGGCAGGTGTACCTCTCCAAGACCCGCGCCGCGTCCTCGCGCATCTGCGCGACCTGGCCCTCGGCGGCGCGCAGGGCGTCGGCTAGCACGCCCATCGCCTCGTAGACCCGCGATTGGTTGGAGTTGTATCGGTCGGCCGCGATCTTCTTTGCCTCTTCGATGTTCATCACTTGCTCCCTGCGCGCGTCTTCAACGCCCGCCGAATGTCGCGCAGTTGCTCGACCACGCGCCCGGTGCCGCTCGGGTGGGTCGTCAGGTGCAGGTAGGCTTCCGCTGCCTCTTTGAGCACGCGGACCGTCTCGTAGTCGAGAGTGATCTCGGCTCCTACCGTCACGCAGTCGCCGTAGATTGCGCCGTGCGCGAGGTTGGTCGAGTCGATGAGCTTTCGTGGGTCGGGCGCAGACCAGTCGTCGATGTAGATGCGCCCCTTGACGATCTTCGGCTTGCTGACGATGCGTCGGCTCACGGCTTGCCCCCTGCGCGCGTGGCGCGCTTCTTCGCGGGCTTCTTTGTCGGGGCGGGGACGTACTTGACCGTCCGGATGCGCTGTCCGTCCTCTGGCCACTTGGCGCGCTTTTCGTGCATCGACTTCCACGCGTCGTGCCTATGTGTCTTCGCATCCATCGGGAACACGCGACCGTCCGGATGCACCCACTCCACGACCCAGACCGCGCGCATCACGTCCCCTTCCGGGCGGCGACGCACGCCTGCCACGTATGTTTCTTGCCGTTGTCGAGCATCGTCCCGCATCGGTGGCAGTAGATCCGCACCACGTCCTCGGACTTTGCGAGGTGCCGTCGCCATTCGCGATCGAGGCGCTGGGCTCGGGTAAGTCGCGGCATCACGTCCCCCTCGCCGCGAGGCGCGCCCGGTTGTGCTCGTTCGCGGCTGCGATGGCTTCGGCTTCGGTCGCGACGCAATCGAATGAATCCGACGAACCGACCAGCCACCACATCCATGGGCCGTCGATTTCCGGATCATCGTCGATCCCATCTGTGGGGCGCACTCCGTAGACGCGCTCATCGAAGGCGGTGGCGTTACGCACGCCCTCGTCGCGTGGCGGCCCGAACGCGAGGTCCGTCGCCGGGGCGGGCGCGGCGGACAGCACGCATCCGTCCGCATGCGGGTGATTCGACCGACTGCATCCTTCGCTGCGGCTTTCAGTACGGCACAAGCGACACCACGTCCGATCCGACGCCACGTCGACCCTGACGGCGAGCAGCGCCCCGCGCAGCGCCTCCGCGTCCTGCCGGGCGGCGGCGAGGTCGGACGATTCCGCGCGATACCGCGCCGCCCATGTGTTCGCGTGGTCGACCTCGGCTTTCCACCGCACATCGAGCTCGTCCCGCTCCGCCGTCACGCGCGCGAGGTCCGCGCGGAGGGCGTCGCGCTCGCGGTTCGACGTGACCAGCGCGAGACGGATGTCGTCGTCTTTGATGCGCCCGTCGCATAGGTAATCGAACTCCTCGATCCGCAGCCGCTCCTGTTCGATCGCGCGCTTCGTCGCCGCGTCCGCCCGCGCGTTCGCCGCCTGCAACTCCGCGCGGAGGGCGTCCATCTCAATGTAGGCGCGGCTGAGTGCGGCCCATCGCGCCTCGCTCTTGGCGAGATTGCGGGACTGCTCCTCGTTCGCCGCCGTGAGCTGCGCTTCCAGGGACTCGATGCGGTCGCGCAGCGCCAGAGCCTCATCCGCACCGTCGCCGCTTGCGGTCGCACCACAGGTCACGCACAGGTGGTCTTCATCCACGGTCACGCCGGGTCCGTGCTCCGGGCACCACGTCGCTTCGGTCAGGTCACTCACGGTCGGACTCCTTCGCCCGGCGCGCGGGCTTCTTCTGCTTGGCGGGCTTGGCTTCCGGCTCCGCGAACTGCACGTCCATTTCGAGGATCGTGAAGAGACGATTCGCGTACTCGCGCGGTGAGAAGTCCTCCGCGCCGATGCCGAACCGGATGCCTCGGTCCTCGCCCAAGTGGATGATCTTCCGCGCGGCTTGCACGACGGCTCCCTGTTGTTCAGCGTTCAGTCGGCACTTCTGCATGTCAGGACTCCTTCGGGGTGAGGGCGGCGGCGAGGGCCTCGATTGCGCGCTCGGCAACGCCGTCGTCGCCCCATGATTCGCCGTTGTATTCAGGTTGCAGGTATAGGCTCACGACCTTCTGCGCGGCAGTCCGCAACCGCGCGATCTCCGCGTTCGCCACCCGCAGCGCCTCGTTCGCCGCGTCGAGGTCCGCGCGCGGGACGTAGGCGACCTTGCCGGGGAACGGCTCAGACGACAGCCAGTAGGCGCGTCCGTCGTCTGTGACGATCGGCTCTGCGATCCACAGCGTCGGCAGGCTCATCGGGAGCCTCGGGCGGCGCGCTTCTCGTCCCATTCGACCAGCACGACGAACGCTTCCACGACCAGTCCAAGCACCAGCACCACCGGCCAAATCAGCCCCGCGAAGACGTGCTCCCGCAGCGGTCGCGGCGTGGTCGGGTGATCGAATGCGCGAAGGAGCAGCGTCGTGTGGACCGTTGCGAGGACGTAGACGACGAGGGCGGCGGTCACTTGGCACCTCGCCGCGCCCAGTCGTGCGCCCGCGCCGCCTCGATCGCCTGACCGGCCGTGGCCGCGTGTACGACCCCCGCGCCCTCCGTTGACCAGAACCACATCGGCGGGCGCGCCTGCGACGGGCACAGGTCGTAACGCCGCCCGTCGACCGCGTAGGCCACGCGACTCCCGTCGATGCGCTCCGGTCCGAAGTCGAGCGACGACCGCGATACAAGCCCGTCGTCCAGCCCGCGCTCGGCGGCGGCGAGCAGACCAGGCAGCGCGTTCACGGCGGCGGCGATGAGGTCCGCGTTCGCCTCGCTCGGCTTGCACGTTTCCGGGTCCAGCACCTCGGCGGCGATCGACACGTCGCCGCCTTCGCGCCGAACGAACATCTCGACCGTCGTGATGGTCCCGTCGCGGTTGCCCTGCTTCGCGGCAGCGGACTCCCACGGTCCCGGCGTCGCCTTCGCCAGCAGCGCCCGCAGGCGCGCGATCTCTTCTTTCGTCATCGTCCCGTCTCCCGCGCCATCCGGCGCAATGCCTTGCGAACCTGCTTCACGATCGCCGCCTGTGGCCGCCTGCGCGTCGCCCTGGCCCTGGGCTGGCGTCGCCGCACCTCGACCGCTCGCGTGCGCCAGCGCGCCCCGCCTGCCCTGTGGATGCTGGCTTGGACCCGGGCGCCGTGGAGCCCGCAGTGGTGGGGCGACAGCCATCCGGTGACGAGGACGGGGAGGTACTCGGCCGCCGGCGCCTCGATGCAGGCGCTGACGATGCGTTCGAGGCGGTCAGCCCGGTCCTCGATCAGCAGCTCGCGATCGAAGAGGTCGTGGAAGATCGAGCGCAGCCTGACCGTGCCGCGCGAGACGTCGGGCACGCGCTCGTCGAGCAGCAGAGGGCGCCCGGCGTCGAACGCGACCACGTCATAGCCGGCGAACCGCAGCAGCACCCGCGAGACGCTCACCGATCCGGAGTCGCCACCGATGACGATGATCCGCGTCATCGCGCCACCGCCCGCCGTCCGTCGCGGTCGAGCAGCTCAGTCAGCGCATCGACAAGCGCCCGGGCCTCGCCGGGCTCACCCAGGGACCGGAACGCCCTCGCGACGGCGGGCCCGATGAGCTGCTCCAGGACGGCCCGGGCCGTGGGCAGGTCGCCGGCGAGGATCGCCCGGAGACCGTCGACCGCATCGAGCCCCGCGCAAGCCCCGCGCGGTGAGGTAAGCTCCTGAAATTGCTCGCGGTGCTCGGGTTCGAATCCAAGCACCCCAACCACTTCCCTCCGCGCCGCGAGATTCGCCAGTGATTCCGAGGATTTAGGCGACGGCGCCGTGCTCGGAATTCTGGCCTCCGCGGGGCTTCCGCGGGGCTCCCGATCCACGGACCGGGCCCGGGCAGCCAGCGATGCCGGCGCGAGGTGGGCGTACCGCTGGGTCATCGTGATGTTGGCGTGCCCGAGCAGGTCGCGGACCTCGATCAGGTCCCACGCCGGGCCCCACCAGCCGGACACCAGCGACGCCGCGCACGTGTGTCGCAGGTCGTGCACCCGGACGCGACGGGCGATGCCTGCGGCAGCGAGGTAGCGCGACCAGGGCGTGCGGCCACCCGAGCCCTTCCCCTTCGTGAAGTAGAGCCAGGACGTGCTGCGGAACCCGCCGCGAGGCGCCGGGAACGCCGCGCCCACACGGTTCCGCTTGCACCACTTCGGCAGCAATTCCAGCCATTCGCGCATCGCGTCGAGCGCCACGCCGAACAGCGGCACGATCCGGGTCTTCCCGGTCTTCGTCGGGCCGTCGGGCGGCGAGCCGAACCGGACGACGATGCGCGGCTCCTCGCCGACCGAGACGTCGGCCAGCCGCAGCGCCGCGAGCTCGCCAACGCGCAGGCCGGCACCCAGCATCACGGCGATCGCCAGCCGGTCGTGCGGCGGGATCGTCGCGCAGGAGAGCAGCGCGGACTGCTCCTCGGGCGAGAGGTAGGTCCAGGCGTCCGTGTCCTCGGCGGCGTGCTTCGCGAGCCGGGACCGGCGGGGGAGCCGTGCAGGGTTCGACGCGATCTCGCCGTCCTCGAGCGCGGCCTCGAGGACCTGGCCGACGGTGCCGAGGTACATCGCGGTCGTGCGCCGGCCCAGCTTGCGGCGCATCCGGGTCTCGAGCTCGCGGACGTCGGCGCGGGTGAGCTTCCGGAAGTCGTGCCCGCCCAAGATCGGCGAGACGTGGTTGTTCCAGCGGGCGCGCTTCGCAGCCATCCCGCGGTGCCCGTCGAGCTGCATTCGCCGGAAGACGCGATCGGCGAGGGCGTCGAGCGTGTGGGCGTGGGTGCGGCGGACGCCGCCGACGACGACGGCGCGCGCGGCGTCGAGGGCCTTGTCGAGTTCGTCGGGGTCCGAGAACGTGCCGATGCTCACGCGCTTGCCGTCGATCACGAGCCGCGCCCGCTTCTTCCCGGAGCGCAACGTGTCGACCTGTCCCTCGCCGGGCCTGCGCCGCGGCTCGTCTGACTTACGCCGCGCCATGCTCGCCTCCGTCCACGTTCGGAACGACTTCGATACCGCGCCGGCGGAACTCGCGCGTCACCTTCTCTTTCGCAAGGTTGTCCACAGACCTTGTGGGCGGCGTGACGCTGGGGCGGGCCGGTCGAGCGGGGGCGCGCTCGGCGACGAGCTCGCGCAGGACGCGGAGGCGCTCTCGGGCGGCGGCGAACTCGGCTTCGGCTTCGGCGATCGCAAGTTCGGCGGGGCTCATGCTTCCCTCGTGTGCTCGCCCTGGAAGGCGACCCAATCCACCTTGCGCTTCTTCCCGTGCCTCTCGACGGTGACGGTCGCGGTGTCGAACCCCGTCGCGGCCGCGCCGACGAGGACCCACGCCTCTCCGTTCGCCCGCCGCCAGCGCGACGGCACCGGGACGACGACGGGCTGCCGCCATGGGGCGCCGCCGGCGCGCACCGCGGCCTCGACGTCGGCGGGGAGGTCCCAGAGCCCCTGCGCGCCCGCGCACGGCACCGGGCCGTCCATCACGACGATGTCGCGCAGCGGCCAGCCGAGTGGTCCCATGAACCACTTCGACGTCGACTCGCGGACGGGCCGGCCGACGATCGCGGTGCAGACGACAGCGCTCGACCTCGCGAGGAGCCACTCTACGGTGACGGGCTCCGGCAGGTGGATCACGTCAACCGAGAGTTCGTCGATGGTGTGAAGGACGTCGTCGAGGCCCGCGCCCGAGAGCGGCATCTTCCCGGCGTGGATCGCGATGCGATCGCCAATGAGCGACTCGGGCGGCGCCCACGTGCGGTTCTCGATCGGCTTCCCCCAGTAGGCGATGGCCTGGCCCCACGGGTTCAGGACGGTGAGGGCCTTCATCGGATGGACTCCGGTCCGCGCACCGCGCTCTCGCAACCCTGCCTCGGGTTCGCGATGCACCACGCCTCGCTGTTGCCGCAGAACCACCAGCCGCCCGAGCCGCCGCACTGGTGACAGGGCTTCGTTTCGTCCTCGTCGCGCATGAGCGGGTCCATCTCGTGGAGTTCACCGGGGGCGGTCGTGCCTTCGCCGCCGCACTCTTCGCAGGAGGCGCGCTCGCACTCGCCGCCGCAGCGGGCGCAGGACGGGCCGAACGCTTCGTCGAGGTCAGCCATGGGGCACCTCGATCCGCTCGACCCACCTCGACAGCGCGGCGATCCCCGACTCTGTGAACAGCACCGCGCTCTGGACTACGCCGCCCTCCCATTCGGCATAGCCGTCCTTGATGAGCCTCCAAACGTCCGGACGCATGAAGGGGTTGCTGGCCCAGCGGTGAACGGGGTCCGTCGGCTTGTCCAACACGGACTGCAGCAGCTGGCCGATCTCCGGCGCCTTCACCGGTCGCCACGCGTCATCGCTGCGAGCGAGGGTCAGGACGAGCAGCGCCGCCATCTGCTCGGCTTCGCTGGCGCCGAACGTTCCAACGAACGGGATCGGGAGGTCGACTCGGACCTGGGACGGCTTGAACGTGGGGGTCATGCGGCCTCGGTCGCCGCGCGAGCGGCGAGGTTCGTTCGTCGTTGGTTCAGCATCCGGTTCCGGCACGGGACGCACCGCAGAGAGCCCCGGCCGCACGGCTTCCCACAGTCGCTGCAAGCGGCCCGCGTGTCCGCGCCCGCAGCGGCCTTCGCGCGCACCGGAGTCGTGAGCGCCCGCTCCGTCGTCCACCCGGCGTCGAGTCGCTTCACGATCACGTCGGCGGCGATCCCGGTCCGCTCTGACCACGCGACCAGGGGCAGCGTCTCGCCCGCGTGGGTCAGCAGCCGATTCGAGCGCCGATTCCGGTCGTTCTCGGTCCGCAGCACCCACCGGCAGTTGCCGGGCTCGTAGCCGCGGTCGTTGTCGATCCGGTCGATTTCGTGCGCCGGGCTCGGCTTCTGGCCCATGTCGGCGATGAACGTCTCGGGCGAGTCGCGCCACGCGTCGCAGACGGTGATGCCGCGCCCGCCGTAGTCGGGGAACGCCGCGTTCGTCGGGACGTGGCAGCGCAGGCGCATCGTCTGCCAGACGCGGTACTCCGGCAGGTGGGACAGGCCGTGGCGGCGGTAGGCTCGACGCGTGCTCGCCCCGCCGCCGCCCGCGAAGTTGTCGATGATGAGGCCGCTACGCATTGGATGCCTCCAGCCGCACGACCGTCTCGCTCGAACGCAGCGGGCACGTGTCCGGCGGCGCTTCCTGTCGAGCGTTCGCCCTCCGCGCCGCTGCATGGTGTCGCGAGAAGTCCGGCGCGGCCTGGTGCGCGCAGGCCCGGACCAGCGACCGCGCCCAGGGGCAGTCGGCGCAGGACGTCACGGCGACAGCGGTGCGCGGGGTGAGGTTGAGCGTCGTCTGCATCAAGCCCGCCCTTCGAAGCGCGCGAGCAGCGCCGCCGCATGCGCCTTGGACAGCAGCGCCTCGGCGTCATGCCGAACCGCGTCGCGCAGGAAGCCGAGCGCGTCGTCGAGGTCCGCCGTCGGGGGAGTCGAACCCCCGCGCTGCCAAGCCGGACCGCCTTCGTTCGCCGGAGTCGAACCGGCACGCCCGACAGCGGCACCGGCCGCGGCGGTCATCTCGTTCAGCACCTTGAACCGCGCCCCGACCGCCAGCCCTTCGAGCGGCCGCACGATCCGATTCGGCACGGCCCACGCCCAGGGCGCGATGTACGTCTCGCCCGCGAGCACGATCAGGTCGCCCTCGACCGCGTGCAGCTGCTGCGCGACGCGCGAGCCCCACGCGGACCGCTGGGCGTCACCCATCGTGTTCAGCGTCACGTCGTACGGCGCGATCGGCTGGTCGGGGTCGACGAGCCCGTGCGCGGCCGAGAGCACGAACCAACGCGCGCCGATCGCCTCCGCGTACCGGACCGACGCGAGGAACAGCCGCCCCTGGTACAGCTCGCGGGCCTTGGCGGGCTCGGCGGACTTCTCCTTCGTGCAGCCGATCAGGATGACGGTGGTCATGACTCGGCTCCAGACTCAAGCTGTGCAATTTCCCGGCGGATGCGCTCTCGCTCTTCGGCCGCCGCGTGCCAGCGAGCGTTCGCTGTCGTCACGCGCGCCCGCGAGGTTCCCGGCGGCATGCCGAACCTGGCGTCGGCGAGGCGCTGCGACCGGGCCTCCGCCTTCGTGAGCGCCTTGCGGAGTTGGGCGATCTTCTTGTCGTCACGCATCGCCGTGCCCCGCCCGCTTAAAGGTCAGGCGGCGCAGGAGCGCGCGCGCCGCACGGTTCCAGACGTCTCGAGCCCGGCACGCCCAGCGGGGCTTCCCGCAGCGCGCGCACGTCCCGGGCGACGACAGGTAGGTCCACGTCTCGCGACCGCTCACGACGCGCACCGCTGCATCTCGATCGAGACCTCGCCCATCGACGCGCCGGAGAACTCGCGGACCGGCACGCCTCGCCGCATCACCGTCACGCGGGTCATTCCCGGCGTGATGTCGGCGAGCAGCCGGTCGGGCTGAAACGCCTTCGCAGCCCGCCAGAGGTCCGTCGGCGCATGCAACGGCGACGTGGCTTCGACGGTGACTCCGGCGACCTGGGCGCCCGTCGTCGCCCCAGGCCGCGTCTGGCCAGCGAGCAGGGACCGCAGGTAGCTCGGCGCCGTGTTGCAGTCGTGCGCGAGGGTCGTGAGCTTCTCGCCCGCTTCGATGCGGGCCTTGAACACGGCGCGCACCTGGTCGAGCTGGTCGTCGGTGAGCCGCTTGAACTTGGCGCTGGGCATGGGTCCTCGTTCGTTCAGCGGCTCGCGGCCGCGGTTCGTCGTGCGGCGCGAACGTCGCGCCAGAACTTGCGTTGTCCGGCCGGGTCGTCGGGCCACACGCTTGGCCACCTGGCGCGGATCTCCGCCGTGTCGTCGCCTCGTCGCAGCGCGGCCCGGACGATCTCGACCCTCTCGGCGGGCGTCGGCAGGCCGGCGGCGAGCGCGTCGGCGATGGCCTGCTCGTGCGACCAAGCGCCGTGCATCACGCAGCCTGGGCAAGCGCCGTCGGGATGCGCGTCGCGCGACCGTCGGACACGGCGTACGCGGTGAAGCCCTCGGGCACGGAGTCGGGCGCCGGCTTGCACGAGAGGAGCAGCACCTGGATGCCCTCCTCTGCACAGGTCCCAGCGAGTTCCACGACTGCGGCGCGGCCTTCGTCGTCCACGAGCTCGGCGCGGTCGAGGATGAGCAGCGGCACCTTCGCGAGGCGCACCGTGGCCAACTGCAGGGCGTACAGGACCCGCGTCCGCTCGCCGTCCGACAGCGACTCGATCGGCAGCGTCAGGCCGTGGTGCCGCGCGACGATCGACAACCCGTCGGCGGCGTTGACCTCGATCGTGTACCCGGGCGCCATCGTGGCGAGCGCCGTGTTCGCCGCGTCGACGAACGGGCTCACCGAACGGGCGAGCAGCTCGGCCTTCGCCGCCTTGCAGGCCTTCTCGACCGTGTTGCGGTCCTCGATCTCCGCGTCGGCCTCAGCGATCCACTTCTCGTACTTCGCCTTCTTTTCCAGCGCCGGGATCGCGTCGCGCACGGTCGTCGCGCGGGCGATCTGCGCGTCGATCTCGACGACCGACACGGTGGCGACGGGCGACGGCGCGTCGATCCGGGCGATCTCCTGGCGCAGGCGCTCGGCCTCTTCGACCGCGTCGTCGTGGGCCTTCTTCGCGAGGGCGTGCGCGCTGGCCTTCTGGGCGACGGCGTCGTGCTCCGCGCGCAGGGCCTTCTCGGAGGCGACGGCAGCGTCGAACGCGGCGACGGCGGCGGGGCGGCTCGCCTGCATGTCGGCCAGCTTGGCGGCGGCCCGCTGGTGCGCGTCGCGCTGCTGGGCGGCGACGAGCTGCCGCTGCGCGGTCTCGACGGCTGCCGCGGCAGCCTCCTCAGTCTCGGCAGCCTCGGCGTGCTGGTCGCGCATCCCTTGCAGGCGCTCCTCGAGGGCGTCGACAACGGCCGCGGGGATTGCCTGGGTGCAGTGGGGACACGCCTCGGCGCCGCCCGCCTTCAGCTTCTTCACCTGCTCGCCCAGCGCCTTGCCGGCCTTCGCGAGCGCATTGCGCTGTTCTTCCGCGACGGCGAACCGGGTCTTGGCGTCCTCGACCGCCTTCTGCGCGTCGGCGAGCGACGGCGCCGCCGGCACGCTGCCCGCCGTCGTCCGCTGCAGCGCCAGGACGTCACGGTCGATCGCGGCGAGGGCTTCCTGCGCGCGCACCACGTCGCGCTGCGCGTTTTCGAGCTGCGTCCGGAAGGGCTTCACGTCGACGGCGGGCGGGACCTCCAGCGCGATCGTCGCCTCTGCCTGCCGCAGCCGGGCAGCCGCATCGGCACGACGCTCCTCGCGGGCCCCGTCGGCGCCCGCCTGCGACCGCAAGGCCTGGTCACGCTGCGCCCGGAGCGTCGTCAGCTTCTGCTCCTGCCCCTTGATCGTCACGTCGGGGCGCGCGGCCTCCTCGGCGATGTCGCGGGCCAGCGCCGGGACGTGCCCGAGGTCGTTTTCCGCGGCGGACTTCTTCGTCTTGGCCGCGGGGCGATCCTTCGCCGCACGCTCCGCCGTCGTGTCGAGTTGCCCGAGGCTCGACGGGACCGGCAGCTTCAGGCGGGAAAGGGCCGCCAACGTCGACTCGCCGAGGACCTTTGCGATCGCCTCCTGGTCGACGCTCGCGCCGGTCAGGTCGACGAGCAGCTGCTGCAGCTCGAGTGGCTTCAACTCGAGCAGGGCGCCGGAGCGCAGCGCCGATCGGAACGCGGGCAGCGATGCAGGCAGGGCGTCGCGCAGCGCGACCGCGGCTTCCTTTTCCTTCGTCAGGACGCCGTCGATGTAGAGCTCGCGGCCGCCGCTGTTGACCTCGCGGCTGATACCTCGGCCGTTTGCGAACTCTCCGTCGATGAACGCGGACTTCGCGCCGCGCCGGATCACGTCGCCGATCTTCTCGGCGCCGCGCACCTTCTCGCCCGTGCAGAGGTGGAAGATCGCGTCGGCGATCGAGGTCTTGCCGGCGCCGTTCGTGCCGTAGAAGACGTTGAAGAGGCCGAGATCGAGGGCGACGTCGTGGATTCCGAGCAGGTTCTTCACGGTGAGCTTCTGCAGGAACATGGGTGGCTCCTATTGCGGGATGTTCTGGTGTGAGAATTAGAAGGGGACCGACTTGCGGGCCGCGGCCTTGGGCGGCGCGGGCGGCGGAGGGACGATCGGCTTGGGCTGCGCCGGTTCGGCGGCGGGCGCGGGCGCGGGCTGGGCGGCGGGCGCTGCCTGCTCGACACGGGCCTTGGCGGCTTCCGCCGCGGCCTTGATGCGTTGCGTGCCCGCTGCATCGGTCGCGCGCCAGACGGCGTCGATCTCGGGCTTCATCGTGCGCAGCTCGTCGAGCGACTTGGCGGCCTCGATCTTCGCGACGATCGGGCGGACGTCGGCAGGCGGCCGCGACATGGCCTCGACCGCAGCCGTCCGTTCCTTCGTGTAGAGGTCCTGCTCGTCCGTCGAGAGGCCGTCCCACGCGGCCGCGACCTCCGCGTCGATCGCCTTCACGTCGTCGGGCGTTGAGGCCTTCGCGAGACGGTCGAGGCGGCTCGTCAGGTCGAAGGCGGGCTTGCCGGGCGAGGCACGCGGCGCAAGGCGCTGCGGCTCGTAGTTGCGGTCGTCGCGCGTGTCCGGCGACGTGCCCTCGTCCTCGCGCGGCAGGAGCAGCAGGGTCCGCAGCACGTAGGAGAGGTTCGTCGTGAGCGCGCCCGCCTCGGCCTTGTCGGCGGGGCGACCCTTCTCAGGGATCACGTACGAAGACGCGGACAGGTCGAGCGCCACGCCCTCCTCGTGGAGCAGGCGGTAGTGCACCTCGATGCGCGTGTGCGGGTGGTCGCCCGCGACCGGAAGGTGCCGCCCCCACGAGAGCAGTGTGAGCGCGAGGCCAGCGCCGTTCAGTGCCTGGCGGGCTTCGGCGATCACGGCCTCGGCCGAGGCGTACTTGTACTTGTGGTACGTGTTCTCGGCGTCCTTGCCGACGGCCATCGCGGCGCGCTGCGCTGCGACGAGCGCCTTGTAGAGCGGCTTCATCGTCGCGGGCGACTCAGGGGCGACGACGGGGATGGTGACGGAGGTCGGGGCGGCATCGTTCGGCATGGGGATCTCCAGTCGCGCGGGGCGACGACGGTTCAGTTCTTGGTGAGCAGCTCGCCGGTGTGGACGCGCCAGTGCGGCTTCGCGACGCGCGCGGCGAGGCGCGGCGAAACGCGGCGAACGACCTCCTCGACGTCGATGCAGCGGTCGGGGAAGCGGCGAACCAGGTCGAACGCCAGCGTCTGCAGGATCAGCGTCGGCGACGGCTCGACGTAGGTGTGCCGCGGGAGCGTTCCGCCGACGATCAGCACCGCGTTCTTGCGCTGCTCGCCGACGTACGCGCTGAACGCCTCGCCGGTTTCCGTGAGGTCGTGGAGCAGTGCGGTGGCGGGCGACGGCACCGCCTGAACCCAGCCGATTTCGAGGCTCATGCGGCCCTCTGGGCGGCGCACTCGCACGGGACCGACGCCAGCTGCAGGCACTCGCCGCAGATGTCACCGGCCGCGACCGCAGCGCGCTCGGCGAGCGTGACGGCGCGCGCGGCGACGGACCGGGCCCGCAGCGTGTCGCGGTACGCGTCGAGGCGGATGCGGTCGGGGCGCGACTCGAGCCAGCGCTCGGCGCAGATCGCCAGCTGGTCGACCGTGTTCTGGTGCGCGGCCGAGGCACGGTCGAGCACCGTGCGGGCGTCGAGCAGGGCTTCCATCGTCGGGCTCATCGGCGGGCTCCACAGGGGTCGTGCGCGGTGGTCGAGCGCGGCGTGCGGGCGCAGGCGCGGGCGGCTTTCGCGAAGTGGTCTCCGGTCGTGACCGGCGCGGGCGGCGGCGTGGGATCGGCGTGCGCGGGACAGCGCGCCGGGAAGAGCCAGCCCGCGAAGGGGAGGGCGGCGCAGGCGGGGCAGGCGCTCACAGCGACACCTGCGCGGCGCGACGAGCGCGAGCCGGACGGGCCAGCCGCTGCACCTCGGACTCGATCCACGCGTCGACCTGGTCGAGGTCGTAGCGAGGGTTCGGCGTGCCTCGCCAGCAACGGGTCGTGCGGTCCGCCCGGGCGAACGCGGCGTCGAGCACGTCAGCGAGGCGCGTGCCCGAGAGGTCCGCGTACACGCTGGGCCGGTAGCCGCCGGTGCAGCCAGTGACGAACTCCTCGAGGGAACGGCCGGCGGTGGTCACCCGAACGAGCAGGTCGTCGTGGGCCCGGACGTGGGCGTCGTGCGGGGCGGGGGCTCGCTTCGTGTTCAGCATGGAGCGGACGGTAAGCTACCAGTCGTCACGAAGTCAAGCGGACCCGTCGACGTTCAGTGAACGACCAGCAATTCCGGGTGGTTGCGGGAGGGCCGGATGGTCCTATCGTTCGCTCATGGTCACGACGGACACTCAGGCGGACCGGGACATCGAGGCGGCGATCGTTGCCCTTGGGGTTGCAACACCCGAGGCCGACGGCTGGCCCGCCATCGAAGGGCTTGTTCGCGAGCTCCGCACGAAGGTCCGGGTACGGCACGCCTCCGGTCGTCCTGGTCGGTTCCCGCTCGCTTTGGCTTCGATGCGGCGGACGATGCCCAAGCTGAGAGCCGGGCTCCGGCAACTTCGGCCGAGCGTGAACCGGTCCGCACGAGTCAAAGCCGATTTCCGCAGCGTTTCTGCCACGCTGGCTCTCACCGAAGAGATCGTGGATATGCTTGCTGCCATGGACGCTGCAGCCTCAGCGAAGCGAGACGCCTTCCTCGCCAAGATCCTCGACGGGATTCCGGTGACAGCACCGGAGGACCTTCCGCCGTGCACGGTATCGGCCCCCGAGCTTGAACGCCGGCTCAAGCGCTACCTTGAAACGCATCCCTTCGACGCGGCAAAGTCAGCTGAGTGGGATGCGTACTGGCTGCCGTACCGCGCCGACCTGGACGCGCAGGAATGAGTCTTCGCACGCTCGTCGACTCGTCGTCGATCAACGACATCCTGCTCAGCCGTCCGAAGGCGTCTGATGTGGCCGCGAGCATCGGTCTGTCTCGTCGAGCAGGCCCGTGCTTCGTCTCAGCGGTGACGATTCAGGAAATGGTGGCGTTCTGGCTCGGGGAGGAGATGCGTCGGGTCGCAGAGGTCACGTCAGGGATGCCCGTCTTGGTCTTCGACGAGCGCGCAGCCGTCGCGGCGGGACGGCTGTTCGCGTCTACGCGTCCCTCGAGCCTTCCGGATTCCGCGAAGAAAGTCTGGCACAGGGACTGCGCCATCATTGGGACGGCGCTGGTGAACTCGGTCGACGTGATCGTCACGACCGACGGAGGGATGCGACAGCTTGCGCAACAAGCGCACCTTCACGTCGTTCCCTAGCCCGCCGCCAGCACCGCCCGCCGCCGCGCGTCCGTGATCCGCTCGACCGTCACGCCCTCCGGCACCGCCTCGCGTCCGCCGGCGATCGCGACCAGGCGGGCTGGCGACGGCCAGGCGAACGGCTCGCCACGCACAGCCACCCGCCGGTCCATCACGAGCGCCAGTGGACTGCCCGTCACCTCGCCGAGCCGCAGGGCCACGATCGACTGCGAGACGTCGAACACCTCGGCGAGATCGGCGAGGCGCCGCCCGACGCTCCGGATCGCGACCCGCAGGGCAGGGGCGGGCACCAGCAACGCCGCCCCGATCGCGTTCGCCCGGGCCTCGACGTCGTCGCCCTCGTAGGCCGAGCGCGCGAGGTGTCGCTCGGCGAGCTCGTGCGCGATCGAGAACGCACGACGCCGGGGCGAGAGCCTGGGATTCAGCCAGAGTTCGCCGGTCGAGGCGACGAACCGCGCCGGCGCCGAAATTCCATGGTGAGCCACGACTCGAGTGATCGCGGCCGCGAGCTGTTCGACGTCGGGCGGGTCCGCTGGATCGAAGCCCGCCCCGCGGAGAATGCTCTCCGCTTCCCCTTCGATGCTGTCCATGCGCGGCAGCGTACGCGGGGGGTCTGACACTCCGGTTCGTTCGATGGAGCAAACGCCCTGAATTCTCCAGAGTTTACTGGGCCTTCTTCGCTTTCACCTTCGCGATGCGTTCCGACAGCGGCGCCCGCTTCTCCGGTGCCGGCATGTCTCGGCTGGGCAGCGACGGGCCTGCGTCACGGGCCATGCGGCGCTCCTCCGCGCGGAGGTCCTCAAACCACTCCTCCGTCGTCTGGTCGTTCGGCGACTTGAGCGCCATCGACCTGACCGACGCGATCGCGCCTTCCGACGGCGGCTTCCCGGAGTGCAGCGCGAACTCGATGGCCCGCTCCAGGTTCGGGTACCGGCTCTCGCGGACGACCACCGTGTCCGGCGGCGGGTTCGCCTTCGCCCAGGCGAGCGCTCGAGCCTTGATCTCCTTGGGAGACAGGTCTTCCGCCTCCGAGATCGCGTTCAGCAGTTTGGATCCAGCGTTCGACTTTGCTGACAGGACGTCGCTCACCGTCGCGTGAGTGATGTTCAGAGCCGCGGCCAGCGACCGCATGCTTCGTCCGGCCTTCACCTGCTCCCGAAGCCAGTGGGCCAGGTAGGCGGCGAGGTCTGGCTCAAGGTCGGTTGAGGTTCCCATTCCGCGGAGAATCGCACCGCGCGGCGGTAGGTTGTCGACCATCTTGGACGCCTCGTGCTTGACGTCCGCTGAGTGGTAGACTACCGTCCGCGGCATGGCGACTCCTGCTGCGACTCTTTTTGGGGCTTTTCTCGCAAAGAACCGGATCCCGGTGCGAAAGGCCGCAGCCGTTTTCGGCGTGTCTCATGCCTCGGTGATCGAGTGGAAGAAGGGCAACTCTCGCCCAGAGTCGGATCGTTGGAAGGACATCGAGCGGTGGACTGCTGGGGAAGTGCCTGCGTCCGCGTGGCTTGAGCCCGGCGAGACCCCGCCGCGCAAGGTTCGTGTGCGTCGTTACGCGCCCCCCGCGGTGCAGTCGTGAGCGCCTTCCTCGACTGCTCGTCGTGCGACTGCGAGTCGCTGCGCGCTGAAAACGCCCGGCTCAAGACCCGCCTCGCGTCGCTTGCCCATGCCCACACCGAGCCGCCGTCGACCGCGCTTCGGTCTGAGCTGCTCGACGACGCCGCGCCTCGAGCCCACCGCTTCCTCGAGCCGACGCGCGCGCCGATCGTCGTGACCCCCAACGCCGCGGACACGCTCCGCGAGGCCCTCGTCGCGTACGACCGCGCGCAGGGACTCGGCATGCCGCTCCACGTGCACGGGCAGGCGCTTCGCATCGCTGCGAGCCACGCAGGCATTCCGTCCAACGAACGATCAACCGACTGGAACGCACTCATCGCCGCCTCGCGCGAGCTGGTGTCCCGTGTCGCGTGATCCCCGGCCACACCTTGAGCTCGCCGACGAGAGTGCACCCGATGCGCCTCGCGCGGCAGGTGCGCCACGCTCCGTCGTTCCGGCTGTCGGCACCGTGACGCCTGTTCAGCCGGACCGCACGCGAAAGACCGCGCCGGCGTGGCAGGCGGCGAGCGGCGAGCTTCGGCTCCTGCTCGGTCGCGTGATGCACAACCGGTACGGCGCGCTCGCCGACTGGACCGCACGGCTCGGCGTGAGCCACCAGCGCGCGTCGAAGTTCTACGCACCCGACGGCGCCGACCCCTTCGTCGCCGACCTCGCGCTCCTCCCGGTCGATGAGCTGCTCGCGTTCCTGGATGGCTGGCGCGCGCTCGTCGTCCGCTCGGGCCCGCGCCGCCCCCTCGCTGAGCTCCTGTCCCACGTCGTCGGCGAGTTCCGCGACGTCGAGCAGCTCGTGCTTGCCGCGCTCGTGCGTGGGGGCGGGCTCACGGATGAGGTCCGCGCCCGTCTGGTCCGAGAGATCGACCAAGCCATCGACGCGCTTCGCCGCCTGCGCGTCCAGATCGCCGAGCAGCACTGAGCCCGCGGCCCCACCCCGCACGACCCCGAGGAACCCATGTCCGAAACGATGACGACGACCGAACGCCTCCCGGTGAAGCTGAATGCCGACGAGATCGAGATCAACGCCCGCGCGCTGGGCCTCGCCCACGCGAAGAAGCGCGAGGTCGAGGATGAGCTCTCGCAGGCGAAGACGCTCGCGAAGCAGAAGATCGAGGCACTCGACACGGAGATCAGCAGCCGTTCCCGCGTCGCAGTCACCGGCGAGGAGGAGCGCTCGGTCCCCGTGCAGCTGCGGAAGAACTTCCAGCGCAGCGTCGTCGAGACGATCCGCCTCGACACCATGGAACTCGTCGGCACCCGCCCGATGAACCCGAGCGAGCGGCAGCAGGGGCTCTTCGAGGAGCGCGAGCAGGAGGAAGACGACGCGCGCACCTACTCGAAGGTCGTCGACGAGGTCATGGGCACGAAGAAGCCGTCGACCGAGGTCGAGAAGCTCGCGAAGGACATCCGCGACCTCGAGAAGAAGGTGCCGGGGTTCACCGCGAACGTGGTGCAGCCGATCCTCGACGCGAAGGCGAAGAAGAAGACGCAGGGGAGCAAGAAGCCCGCGTCGCCGTCCTTCTAGGTCTCCACCACCCCAGCCCGTTCGACAGGAGCCGCCCATGTCTCGCACCCACGCATCGCGATGCCAGCACCTCGTCGCCTGCGTGGCGTGCGGGAAGTGCCCGTCGTACGTCGGCGTGCGCGACGGGCGACTCCTCGTGCTGTGCGGCGAGCACGCTCTTCTCTTCCTCACGATCGAAGAGCGCGGCTCGAACGTCGTCCGACCCGAGGCTCGCCGATGAGCCCCGTTCACCGCCACAACGACGCGCTCGTCACCGGCGAGGCCGAACGCCCGCGCAACGCGCGCGTCTGGGACACCCATGCACAGCCACCAGCTGCAGTGGAACCGGCACGGCCGACGAGCAGCTTCGAGCAGCGAAGCATCACCGCACGTCGAGCCCGCCCCGCCGGACCTGCCGCCCGTCGAGTCGAGTCACGCTCGGCGCCGGCGCGAGCAGCGCGAACGCGAGCCGTCTCCCTCACCCGAGTCATCGACGAGCTGAGCGGCGTCCGATCGCGCCGCCGTCGCGACCCGATCCCGTTCGGCATCTCGCCCGACGTGTGGGCGCGTCTCACGCCGGACACGCAGCGGACCTTCCGTGCGCTCGCGCGCCGCATCGCTTCGGTGCTCCGATGACGCCCATCCTCCGCCCGTACCAGATCGAAGCAATCGAGCAGGCCGCGGCGCTCTTCGCCCAGGGCTACAAGCGTGTGCTCCTCGTCTCGCCGACCGGATCGGGCAAAACGGTCATCGCCGCCGACATCATCCGGCGCCTGCGGGAGCGTCGGAACCGCGCGCTCTTCCTCGCCGCCGCCCGCGAGCTCATCTTCCAGACGTCGAACAAGCTGAACGACATCGACGTCGGCCACGGCATCATCATGGCGGGCGTCGCCGGCAAGCCGAGCGATGTGCAGGTCGCGAGCGTTCAGACCCTCACGCGCCGCCTGAAGATGCCCACGGCCGAGCTCGTCGTGATCGACGAGGCCGACCTCGCCCGCGCGGCCTCGTACGAGAAGATCCTCGCCGAGTACCCCGACGCCCACGTCCTCGGCCTCACCGCCACGCCGTGGCGCGGCGACGGCAAGGGCCTTGGTCACCTCTTCGAGGCCTCCGTCGTCGTCGCGACCCCGCGCAGCCTCATGGATCACGGACACCTCGTCGAGGCCGACGGCTACGTGTTCGAGCCGCTCGACCTCGAGGGCGTGAAGACCACTGCGGGCGACTACGACCAGGAGGAGCAGGGCAAGCGCGCCACGCAGACGGCCGACGGCAAGCGTTTGGCCGGTGACATCGTGCGCGAGTACTTGGCCCGCGCGCAGGGCCGCCGCGCGATCGCGTTCTGCGTGAACATCGAGCACTCGAAGATGCTCGCGCAGCAGTTCGTCGACGCCGGCGTCCCCGCCGAGCACATCGAGGGCGCGAGCGAGGACCGCGAGGGCATCCTGAAGCGACTGCGGTCGGGCGAGACGCACGTCGTGACGAACTGCCAGGTGCTCACGCGCGGCGTCGACATCCCGGCCGTCGAGGTCGCGATCCTCGCTCGCGCGACCAAGTCGGTGAGCCTGTACCTGCAGATGGTCGGCCGCGCCCTGCGTCCGTCGCCCGCCACGGGCAAGACCCGCGCCCTCATCCTCGATCACGCCGGCTGCGTCATGCGTCGCGGCGAGCTCGTGCACGGCCTGCCCGACGCCGAGCGCGACTACTCGCTCACCGCCGACGTGCAGAAGAAGGCGAAGAAGGGCGACAAGGTCGTCGCGCCCGCGATCACGCAGTGCCGCAGCTGCTACTTCGTCGCGGCCGGCACGCTCGATACCTGCCCGCGCTGCGGCGCCGTACTGAAGCAGGCCCGCTCGCAGATCGAGCTTGTCGGCGCCGAGGCCAACGCGGTCGCGTTCGACGAGGTGCAGAAGAAGGCGAACTCGAACGCGCTCCACGTGACGGCGCTGCGCGACCTGCTCTGGCGCGGCCAGGACAAGGACTGGAAGCCCAAGGCCGCGGAGATGCACTTCAAGAAGGTCTACGGGTTCTGGCCGGGCAAGGAACTGCTCGCCAACGCCCGCCGCGCCGCCGGCATCCGTGACACGCAGCCGGCCGCCCCCGAGGGGGTCGCGGCATGAGCACCCGCCTCGTCGATCCCCACACCGCGCTGGTCGAGGCCGCGCTCCTCGCGCTTGGCCAGCTGCCGGACGTCTTCGTCTGGAAGAACGCGACGGGCGCGGGCCGCGCCATGAACAACCCCGACCGCCTCATCCGATTCGGCCTCTTCGGCTCCTCCGACCTCTTCGCCATCGTCGGTCCGCGCGGGCGCTTCCTCGGGCTCGAAGGCAAGACCGGCAACGCCGTGCAGCAGAAGAACCAGAAGGCGTTCCAGCGCGCCGTCGAGGCCGTCGGCGGCGTCTACGTGGTCTTTCGCTCCGTCGACGACGCCCTCGCCGGCGTCGAGCGCGCGCGGAGGCTGCCGTGACGACCCAGCGCACCCTCACGCCCCGCCGCTCCTCGCGCGTTGAACGTCTCCGCGTGCTCGCCCGCGAGTTCGCCGACGCCCTCCCGACCCCGAACCCGCTGCAGGACCCCTCCTGGTCGCGCACGTTCTGGGCCGTGCTCCTCGCTCTCGTCGTCGACGAGGCGCTGATCGCGGACGACCTGACCGACGACCTCGTTCTGGGCATCTACGCCACCGCTGTCGCCGCTGAATTCCTCGAATACGAGCACGTGCTGAACGGAGCGACCCTGTGAGCAACCTCGAACATCGGTTCGTGCATGCTCGCCCCGGCGCCGTTGTCGTTGCGCCGGAGGCAGCCATGACCGAGGAGAACGCAGAGCAGGCCCGACTGCTCGATGAAGCCGCACGCGCAATCGAGGGCGGCGCGCGGCGCGTGCTCGTTCACGTGCACGGCAATCGCGCCGTGCTGATGGCGGGGTTGCTGCGCCGGGCGCAGGAGCGATCGGTCGGCCGCGTCCTTGTCATCACGACCAGCATCTTCGTGCGCGAGCTGCTCGCGATCGAGATTCGCCGACTCGGCATCCCGTTCGACGTGCTCGACGGCTCCATCGTCTCCACCCGGTACGTCGCCGGCACGATGGTGGCAACGATGCAGAAGCTCGTGAAGGCGCGCGCCGTCCCCACCCACGAACTCCTCATCCTTGCCGATGACCTTGTTCGCGCCCCGGGCGCCAAGGCTGCCGAAGTGCTCGCTCTCTACGCCGACACCGCCCAAGCGGCGTTCGTCGTTCCGTCCGGGTCGCCTGCCGTCACGACCAGCCGTTCGTCCCAGTGGCCGACGGGCGGAGGTGCGGCGTGAGCATTCCGACCCGCGACGAGATGAAGGCCGCTGCGCTCGCCCTCGCCGAAAAGGGCTGGCGACTGCTGCCGCTGCATTCCGTGCAGGCCCGTGCCTCCGACGACGGACGGCTCGCGTGCACCTGCGGCGACGACGAGTGCAAGAGCCCCGGCAAGCACTCGTCCCTGCGCAAGCGCCTCGAAAACGCGACGAACGACACCGGCACCGTCTCGCGGTGGTGGAGCGACGAGAAGAAGCCCGTCCAGAACATCGGCATCCTCACCGGCCGCGACGCCCTGCGTCCTGCCGACGACGGGCCCTCCCCTGGCGGCGTGCTCGTCCTCGACATCGGCGCCGGTGGCCGCGCGTCGCTCGCTCGCCTCGAAGCCCGCTACGGCGAGCTGCCCCCGACGCTGGAGTCCGCCACCGGTGCGGAAGGTCGGCACCTGTGGTTCCTTGCGCCTGAGACCGGCAACTTCCCCACGGTCTCCGGCCGCATCGGCGAGCGCATCGACTGCATCGGCGAGCAGGGGTTCGTCGTCGCCCCGCCCTCGATCCACCCGACGGGCGACCGGTATCGCTGGGTCAACGACCTGCCGATGGCGCCCCTGCCTCAGTGGGTCGTCGAACTCTGGGCCCCGACGCCGACCACCGCCGCGCCCACGCTGACCGACGAAGAGATCTACACGCTCGACGCCGACGATGGCCGCGACCCCTACGCCGTGTGCCGCGGCAAGGTCAGCGGCGACGAGGTCCGGACGTCGCTCGGCTCGCTGGTCCGCCACCTCATCCGCAACCAGGTGGACCCCGACAGCGCCCTGAGCTTCGCCACGTCGGTGAACATGAGGACCTGCGCCCCGCCGCTGGCCGTGCGCGAGGTCGGCCGCGTCGTTCGCATCGCTGAGGCGGAAGAGAAGGACCGCAAGCGGACGCTCGAAGAGGCGAAGTCGGCGGTGTTCAAGGCCCGGCGCGATCGACTCGCCGGTGGCGCGAAGTCCTCGCCGGTGGAGGACCTGGAATACGAGGCCCGCCTGCGCTCCATCGAGCGGGCGATCACCCCCACGAACCCCGCCAAGGCCGCGCTCCGCGCATGGCTGCGCGCTCACCTCTGGCCGATGGACTTCGATCGCACCCGGAACGAGATCCGGTTCCACTGCTACGCATCCGGTGAGGTGGTGAACGTCCCAGTTGCCGTTCCGCCTGCCACCGTGAACCAGCGTCTCATCGGTCACATCGGCGACATCGAGAAGTTCGCCCACCGCGCCGGGGCTGGGGCGACCGGCAAGCTGCTCGTCCAGGTCATCAACGAACTCGTCGACGAGGTGCCGAAGCGGCAGCGCGACGACGACGAGTCGCTCTCGGTCCAGCTCGTCGAGGCGCTGTTGTCGGCGAAGGTCTGGATGCCGGCGCGCGAGGCCGCGGACGGCGAGGAGATCCGGTCGCCGGTCGCCACCGCGTCGGGCTACCTCATCCCGATCCGCCAGTACGGACGCTTCAAGCACGAGGACGGCATCGGGATCATCCAGCACGAGGGCCGGGAGCTGCTGGTCATCCGGCTCAGCAAGTACATGACGGTCGACGCCCGGAACAACGTCCTGAAGGGCGACCTCCGGTTCCGAAACTTGCAGCTGCCTGAGCTGGCGAACCTTCTGCGTGCTGCGCCTGGATTCCTTCCCAAGCTCGTTCGGCCTTGGGGTGGCGAGCAGGGCAACCGCGGACGTCTGCGCTGCATGGCTGTCGACGTCGTGGCGTTCGAGGCAGCGGTCGAGCGCAATTCCGAGCCCGCAGAAGAGATCGAAGACGATCGGACTGAGCGTCCTGCCCGCCCGCAACAGGCGCATTTCTCGGAGGTTTCGCCATGAAACCGCAGTCCAAACCACAGGGACTGACGCGGACTGCAGTGGACGGCGACGCCACAAATCCGTCCGAAACGGTCCGTTCAGTCCACCGTCAGTCCGCTGCGTGTGGACGGCAGTTGGTCGCGTTTCGCTCGATGGTTCCAGCCAAATCAGAACCGCAGCCCGCCCGTCCAGCCCATAGATAAGTACTTCTTAAGGGGACGAAATTCGAAAGCCGGTCTTGGAATTTTACGAGCGAGGCATATCGCCACATGACGACGAACCCGCCGGCACCGGTCCGCCTCCGACACCACGATGAAGTCGCGCTCACGTGGCGCTTCAGCGACGACTGGCGTGGCGACGTCGGTCTCCGCAGCAACTTCAGCGCGATGGCGTCGATCCTCGAACTCGGCACTCGAGTGCAGACGTCGCTCGTCGTGCGTCAGTGGGGACTCGAGGACGACTCGGGTGCACTCGTCGCCGCTCGTCGCGTCCGCGAGATCGACCGTCGGCTCGCCCGACTGCGCGAGCTGCGTCACGTCCGCGTGCTGCGTGGTGCGTACTCGCCGCGCGGGCCCCTACGACCCGACGTGCTCTCCGCGTGGCGTCACCGCCTCGACCCGTCGCTGGAGATTGGCGGCGTCCTCCTGGCGACGCCCGTCGTCGTCGAAGAGCACCGCGCGTCCGGCTCTCACCGTGACGTCGTCGGCTGGCTGGCAGGCCTCTCGGCGAGGGCCAGCGCTCCGGTGCTCTCCGCCAAGGCCCGACGACGTGCCGAGCGTCAGGACGACGCCTCGCGGGCTGCCAGGCGCGCGCAGGACGTCGAGGACGCCAAGGTGGCCGCGCAGGTCGCCCGACTCGTCGACGCGGCCTCGACGGCCCTTCTGGACGCCCACCGCGCGTGGACGGAGACACGATGACGACCGACGCGATGACCGGAGGACTCGCCCCCGAGAGCACCAGCCGCCCCGGAGGCCTCGTCTGCGCCCGCTGCGGGCGGTCGGACGGCACGTTCGAGGCGTGGGGGTCGACCGTCACGCACTTCCCCTGTGAGATCGACGTCTGGACGACCACGCAGGGCCGCTGGCGGCTCGCCGTCGACGAGTGGCTCCGTCGTCGGTCCGCGCCCCCGGAAGCGCTCTCCGTCGAACAGCGGCCGTCTGGCGACGTGTCCGGAGACGTGCCGTTCGGGAATCTGACGATCCCGACCGCGCTCTCAGGCATCGACCCGCCAGCCCCCGACGAGCCCTGCCCGGACGAGCTCGCGGGCAACGCCGCCACCGCGGGCGTCTCGCTCGACCCTGTCGCCGCCCCCACGACCGAGGTCCTCCAATGAAGCCCACCCGCGTCATCGTCCGCGTCGACTTCGACAACGGCGAGTCCATGACCATCGACGGCAAGCCGGACGACGGATGGCGGCTCGACACCCACTGGCCGGTCCAGTCCATGCCCGGAGTGCCAGGCGACGAGTCCGTGCGCTTCGAACACGCCTCCGGTGCTCGCACCGTCGACGTCGCGTTCAAGCTCTCGGTCGCCGACGACGCGGCCACGCTGAAGGCACTCCAGTGACGTCCCGTCCGCGTCGCGCCCCGTCCGGACCTGTCCCCGGACAGCTGCTGCCCGCGTGGCTCTCGATTCCGGAGATCGCCAAACTGAGCGGAAAGCACCGGAACAGCGTCCGCAGGCTGCTCGAAGCCGACGGCATGCCGCTCGCCCGCAGCGGACGCAAGGTTGTCGTCCACACGTCCGTTCTGCGTCGTCGCATGCCGGAGCTCGTCCTCTCGATCGAGGACGGACTCATGCAGTCGACCGAAAGTGACAAGCCAGAACCGCAGTCATGACGCGTGGTTACGTGCACTTTCGCCCGTGCTGCCCGTCTCGCACCACTCCGACACCTAATAGGTGAGGACGCAGGCTCGCGGCCGGACCGTCCGAATCCGTCCGCCGCGTCGAGGAACGTCGTGGCGCACAAGATCCCGGTCGAGCTCGATGCCGAGATCATCGCGCGCGCCTCGCGAGGCGAGTCCTCGGCGGTCATCGCTGAGTGGCTGAAGCAAGCGCACGGCGTCGAGGTCGACCCCCGGTCGGTCCGGCGGCGAATGCAGGACCGCGCGACCGAACGCGCCGAGGTCACGAAGGGCACCGTCCGGGAGAAGCTCGGGCAGGGCGTGCTCTCCGACCTCGACGTCCTAGAGAAGATCCGGAACGACGCGATGGCGCTCGCCAAGAAACTCCGCGAGGGGTCTCCCCGGATCGCGATCGCCGCGTACAAGGCCGCCGCCGACGCCGCCGACAAGCGCCTGCATTACGCGGGCGCCGACGCTGAGGGCGAGGAGCGCGTGCCGGAGTCGCTGGCCGACCTGCTCGAAGCTGCATCGGCGGAGACGCCGGCACCCAAGGCCGAGGAGCCGAAGACATGACGCCGACCGAGGCCTATATCGCTGGGCTCGCGACACTGCCTGTCATCGTGCTGCTGATCTCGTTGGCGCGGCCGAAGGCCGGCCGGGCGCAGTCGCCGGCCACGGCAACGACGAAGCCCGAAACGTTCACGATGCCGATCGAGATCACCGGCATCGACGAGATCGAGGCGAGCCTCGCCCGCGTGAACGAAGCCGCGCGCCAGACCGCCGACCGCCTGCGCGAAGTCGCCGAGCTCGGCGAGCGCATCGCCCGCAAGCCCGACACGAACGCCTGAACAGCGTCGCGAGAGCGACCACTGAACACGCCGCCCACCCGGGTTGGCACGCCGCATCGCGGCACTGGAGCATGTCATGGGCACCGGCCTCATCCTGCAGGACGCCTCCGTCGGCCCCATGGTCGGGACCCTCGGACAGGGCGCGACGGTCGTCGAGCCCACCGGCGACGTCACGATCAACTCGGCCGGCGTCACGACGATCGGCGCGGGCAAGGTCACGAAGGCGAAGGCGGCCGTCTTCGTCTCGACCGAGCAGACGGGCACCGGCTCCGCGCAGAACGTCGCGCACGGCCTCGGCGCCGTTCCGGCGGTGGTGCTGGTCGCCCCGACCGAGCTCGCGGCCGGCCTCGCCGCCGGGTACGACTGCGCCGAGGGCACGCACACGTCGACCAACGTCGTCGTCACCGTGACCTCCGGCGCGAAGTTCAAGGTTCTGGCCTGGGCGTAACCCGAACGTGGCGGTCCCCCCGGTCTACCGCTCGACGCACATCGACCGGGCCCGAAAGCTGATCGCACGCTGGTACGACGACCCGGTGTTGTTCGCCCGCGAGGCGCTCGGCATCCGAAGGCTCTGGAAGCGGCAGCGCGAGATCCTGACGAAGGTCGCGGGCGGCAAGCGCATCGCCGTCCGGTCTGGTCACAAGATCGGCAAGAGCACCACCGCGGTCATCCTCGCGCTCTGGTTCATCACGACGCGGCAACGAGCGCGCGTGGTGATGACGAGCGCGAGCTACCGACAGGTGCGCGACATTCTCTGGAAGGAGCTCCGCCGCATCGCGGGCGAGGCTCCGATCCCGATCGGCGGCAAGCTCGCGACGGACCCGGAGACGGGCCTGCAGTTCCGCGACGGCCGCGAGATCGTCGGCCTCAGCACGAACGAGCCGGAGCGGATCGCGGGCTACTCCGGCCCCGAGATGCTCTTCATCCTCGACGAGGCATCGGGCATCGACGAGGCCGTGTTCGAAGCGCTCGAAGGCAACCGCGCGGGCGGCGCCCGCATCGTGCTCTTCAGCAACCCGACGCAGACGAGCGGCACGTTCTTCGACGCGTTCCACAGCAAGTCCGAGTTCTGGATCACGATCCACGTCTCGAGCGAGGAGACGCCGAACGTCACTGGCGACGAGGAGCCGATCCCTGGCCTCGCGACCGCCGAGTGGGTCGACGAGAAGCGCCGCGAGTGGGGCGAGGAATCCGCGCTCTACGCGGTCCGCGTCCGAGGGAACTTCCCGACGCAGGGCGACAAGGCCGTCATCGCGCTCACCTACGTCGTCCAGGCGGTCGCACGCTGGGTCGACGAGCCGGACGACGGTGGCCCGCTGGTGCTCGGGGTCGACGTCGCGCGGTTCGGCGACGACGAGAGCGTGATCGTGCCTCGCCGCGGCAATCGCACGTGGCCGGCCACGGTGCTCACGCAGCTCGACGGGCCGAACCTGGCTGGCGAGGTGCTCGCCCTGGCTCGGCAGCTGCGTCGCGACGGCGAGAAGCCGGTCGTGAACGTCGACGTGATCGGTGTCGGCGCCTCGGCGTTCGACGTGCTCGCGCGGTCCGACGAGGTCGTGGCGAACGCGGTGAACGTCGCCGAAAAGGCCACGGCCGAGGGCTACCACTCGCTGCGTGACCAGCTCTGGGGCTCGACGCGCGACTGGCTGAAGGGTGGCGGGGCGATCCCCGACGACGCCCGGCTGCAGGCCGAGCTCGTCTCGCCCGTGTACGCGTTCGACGCGCAGGGCCGCATGCAGGTCGAGTCGAAGCAAGCCATGAAGAAGCGCTTGAACCGCAGCCCCGACCGGGCCGACGCGCTGGCGCTCGCCATCTACCAGCCGCCCTCGCGCGGCTACGCAGGGTTCGTATGACGGCCGACTGGGTGTTCATCGACGGGCCGTGGATCGGCTTCTCGGCGGACCTGGGCGGCGTGTCTCTGGACGTCGAGGCCGAGAGCGACAAGCCCGACGCGAAGTGGCTCGCGCGCGTCTGTCGCCCCGAAGAAGTCCTGCACGAAACCGATGCGGTCTTCCCCGGGTGGGAGGCGGCCGCGAATGAAGCGGTGCGCCTCGTGCGCGGCGCCCTGGGCCTCCATTGAGCTTCCTCGACTCGCTGCGGTCGCTCACGCGATCGGCGGCGCCCGCATCCAAGCAGGCGGGCTTCGTCGAGAAGCTGCAGCCGTGGTCGACGCCGCCTCGTCGCGGGTCCGTGGAACTGCTCCTCAGCTACCGCACGATGCCGTGGCTGCGGATCGTCACGAGCCGGATCAGCGACTCGTGCGCGTCGGTCACGCTGGAAGTGCGCCGACGCAAAGCGAACGGCGAGCTCTCCGACCCGATCCTCGACCACCCGCTCGCCAAGCTGCTCTCGAAGCCGAACCCGGCGCTCACCGGGCGCGCGACGCGCAAGGTCACGCAGCTGCATCTCGAGATGATGGGCGAGGGGCTCTGGGTCAAGGAGCGGTCGAAGTCCGGCGAAGTCGTGATGCTCGTGCCGCTGCCCCCGGCGTGGATCCTCGAGACGCCGACGGCTGACCGGCCGTTCTTCCGCCTCTCGCACAACCAGGTGCAGCGGATCATCCCGGCCGCCGACGTGGTCTACATCCGCGACGTCGACCCGTACGAACCGTACGGCCGTGGCGTCGGCCTCGCGATGTCGCTCGCCGACGAGCTCGACACGGACGAGTACGCCGCGAAGTACATGAAGGCGTACTTCTACAACTCCGCCCGGCCCGAAATGATCGTCACGGTCGAGGGCGCCGAGAAGTCGGAGCTCGCCGGCTACAAGGAAGGCTGGGACTCGAACCACCGCGGCTTCTGGGGAGCGTTCCGCACGCTCTTCACCGGCCGCGCGATGAAGGTCGAGCGCCTCGACACGGCGTTCCGGGACATGCAGCTCGTCCAGCTGCGCGACTCGCAGCGCGACCGCATCGTGAGCGTGTTCGGCGTGCCGCCCGAAATCTTCGGCATCCTGACGAACTCGAACCGCTCGACGATCGACGCCGCCGACGAACTCATGTCGCGCTACGTCGTGATCCCGCGCATGGACCTGCTCTGCGACGCGCTGAACGCGCAGCTCGCACCGGAGTTCGGCCCCGACATCGTCGTCACCTACGTCTCGCCGGCGCGCGACGACCGCGAGTTCCAGCGGGCTGTGGTCGCCACTCGGCAGTCGGCGTTCACGGACAACGAAGTTCGGACGCTCGCCGGCATGGACATCGCCAAGGGCAAGGACGAGTACCCGTCGGCCTCGCCGTTCGGCGCTCTGGCGGCGAAGGACGCCGACCCGGCATGGGCTCGCGCGCTGTCGCACAAGCGCAACGCGGCGACGTACGCCGACGCGCAGCGGGCGCTCGAAGCGCTGCGGCCGGAACGACTGACCGTTCGCACCGACCCGGCGATGCTCGCCGGTGTCGAGGCCTGGTCCAAGTCTGTGCTCGCCGACCTCGGCGCCGAGGCGAAGTTCGACCTGCTGAACCCGCTCATCCCGAAGTACGTCGAGGCTGAGGCGACGAAGCGCATCACGGGCGACGTGAACGAGACGACGAAGAAGGCGATGCGCGAGTCCCTGCGCGAAGGCGTCGAGGCCGGCGAGTCGGTCGACGACCTCGCGGTCCGCATCGAGGACGTGTTCGACGAGGCCGACACGGCCCGTGCCGAGACGATCGCGCGGACCGAGGTGGTCGGCGCGTCGAACTGGGCGACCCGCGAGGCACAGCGCGTATCGGGCGTCGTCGAGAAGCGGGCATGGGTCGCGACGCGAGACGGCCGCGAGCGCACGTCGCATCGTGACCTCGACGGCAAGGAGGCGGGCCTCGACGAGCCGTTCCGCTTCGTGAGCGGCGACAACGAGGGCAAGCCCGTCGAGTACCCGGGCGGGTCCGGCATCGCTGGCGAGGACATCAACTGCCGCTGCACCACCGTGGCGGTGATCTCCGACGACCTCGACGAGACGGACCGGGCGCTGCACGCGAAGAGCGTGACGACCGAGCGCCTCGACGCCGTGTTCCGCGCGTACGACCGAGAGCTCGTTCCGTGGGAGCGCGACATGCGCGCCGCCCTGCGCAGCGGATTCGCAGCGCAGCAGCGCGACGTGCTTCGCGCACTGAGGAAACCATGAAGATCGTGACGCTCGACCAGATCCGCGCCGACCGTGCGGTGCTCACGCGCGACGCCCGCATCCACATGCCGTCGTCGATCGAGCGCGCCGCCGACAAGCCCATCCGCGTCGTGATCTCGACCGACGAGGTCGACCGATACCGCAGCGTCATCAACCAGGACGGCTGGCAGCTCGAGCAGTACCGGGCGAACCCCGTCGTCCTCTGGATGCACGACTACGGCACGCCCGCGATCGCGCGCACCGCGAAGGTCGAGGTGCAGGACAAGCGCCTCGTCGCGGAGCCGGTGTTCCCGGAGCGCGGCACGTACGCGCTCGCCGACACGGTGCAGGACCTTGTCCGGGGCGGGTTCATCAACGCGGCCTCGGTCGGCTGGTCCGCCGACGAGTGGACCTACGACGAGGAGCTCGGCGGGATGCGCTTCATCCGGCAGACGCTCATGGAGTGGTCGTTCGTCACGGTGCCCGGGAACGCCAGCGCGCTCGTCGAGGCGCGGTCCCTCGGCATCGACATCGAGCCGATGCGGCAGCACGCCGAGGCGATCCTGAAGGCGACCGGCAGCAAGGACGCCGAGCGCGTCGCGCGGGCCGGTGAGAAGCCGCGCCTGTACGTGTTCGCCCGTGGCGACGTGCGGGTCGAGGCGCCGACCGCGAAGGCCTTGGGCCGCGCGATCAGCGAGCTCGGGCTGAAGCCGCACCCGGCCGACTCGGTCACGCAGACGCGCGCCGACGTGCCCGCCGACGACAAGCCGGCCGAGGACCCGCCGCCGCCCGAGCCCACGCCGGAGCCCGACGAGACGCTGGCGATGAAGTGCGACTGCGGCCGCGAGTTCGGCAGCGACGACAAGTTCTGCGCGGGCTGCGGCACGGAGCGCGCCAAGGTCGAGATCGAGATCGAGCCCGACGAAGAGCCCGACGAAGAGCCCATGGATGAGGTCGACGCCGAACGCGTGCTCGCCGCCCTGGCTCGCATCACCACGTAACCCCTTCACCACGAATTCGGCCCCACGAGGGCCATCGAACCGGCGGCGACACCGCCCGGACAGGCCGGCCTTTGCCGGCGAGGAGCACCACATGAGCACGGAGAAGATCGTCGCCGCGGTCGAAGGCCTCGGCAGCAAGCTCGGGACGATCGAGCAGCGCCTCGGCGCGCTCGAACAGCGTCCCGCCACCGACAACGCGCTGTCCCTCGCCGGCATCGGCGGCGGCGCGCCCCACGCGCAGGGCGACGTCCCCGCCTCGCAGCGCAGCAACCTGACCCGCGCGGCCCTGCGTCGCGACCTGGTCGGCGTCCAGCTGCCACCCGAGAAGGAGACGCGCGAGCTCGCGGTGCAGACCGGCGCCATCCTGCTCTCGATCGCGATGAGCCAGCGTGCGGGCCGTCGCTACGAGGACGTCGCGACGTTCCTCGAGCGCAACTTCAGCCTGAAGCGCACCGCCGAGGTCATGCAGGAGCACCTGCGCACCTACGGCCTCGTGGGCGCGCCCAACGGGCAGACCCGCGCGAACCCGATGCAGGCCCAGCTGCTCGCCGACGGCGGCGCGCTGATCCCCGAAGTGCTCGCCGACGCGATCATCGAGGAGCTGCGCCCGGTCTCCGCGATCGCGCAGATGCCGCTCACCCGCATCGACATGCCCGCGGGCAACGTCTCGATGTCGCGCATCAACACGGGCACCAGCGGCTCGTGGCTCGGTGAGACCGAGGCGGCGGCGATCGTGAAGCCCGCGCTCGGCCTGGTCCGGCTGAACGCCAAGCGCCTCGTGACGGTGATCGTCGAGTCGAACCAGCTCATCCAGTTCGCCGGCGCCCGCGCCGCCGAGGTGGTGTCCGGCAACCTGATCCGCGGCATGGCGCAGAGCCTCGACAACACCGGCATCCGCTCGCTCGGCACGCAGGCGGAGCCCGCCGGCCTCCGCGGCCTCATGGCGTCTGGCCAGAAGGTCACCGCGGTCAACTCGACCACGCCGACGCTCCCCCAGGTCGACTCCGACATCTTCCAGATCATCGGCAAGGTGCAGGACGCCAACCAGAAGCCCACGAAGCAGAACGCGTTCTTCCTCCTGTCGGGCCGCACCGAGCGCTACCTCATGCAGCTGCGTGACGGCACGGGCCGCTACCCGTACGGCGACGAGATGGCCGAGCGCGGCACGATCAAGGGCTACAAGTACATCTCGACGGAGAACATCCCGAACACGCTGGGCGGCACGTCCAACGGCTCCGAGATCTACTTCGGCGTGGCGAGCGAGTACGTCGAGGCCAAGAGCGGCGACATGGCGGTGGTCTTCCAGGAGAACGCCGCGTACGACGACAGCGGCACCGTGAAGAGCGGCTTCAGCCGCGACGAGTCCGCGTGGCGGTCGACGCTCCTCATCGACTACAACCTGCGCCACACCACGGCGTGGGCCATGCTCGAGACCGTCAAGTGGGGCGCCGTCTAATCGCGCCCTGACGTGATTGCCGGGGCGGCGCCTGCACGGGCCGCCACCGATCACGAGCCGCCACCGTCCACCCACCAGAACCGAACCACCCCAACGCGCCCCCGAGGCGCGGAGCATTCCCATGCACCCGTCCCGCAACAACATCGGCGCGTTCATCGATCCCGACATCGGGGTCACCCCGCGCGCCCCCACCGCCAGCGGCACCGCCATCAAGGGCAGCGCCATCGACCGCACCGGCTTCGACAGCTGCGTGCTCGCCGTCTTCACGGGCGCCGACGCCGGCACCCCCGACTCGTTCTCGGTCGCCGGCAAGCTTCAGCACAGCGACACCACGACCGACGGCGACTTCACCGACCTGACCGACGGCGCGATCACGGCGATCACCGCCGAGGACACGCTCGCCGAGGTCGACGTGAACCTGGCCGACGCGAAGCAGTACATCCGTGCGGTGGTCACCCCGACCTACGTCGGCGGCACGACCCCGTCCGTGCTGCTCGGGGCGGTCGTCATCAAGGGCGGCGCTCGCAACCCGCCCGTCTAAGTCCCGGGCCCCGGCGCGCTGCCGTGATCGACAGCGCGCCGGCGTCCGTCTCTGCGCCGCGCTCGTCGCGACGTGGAGACGGGCGACCCGCCTGCCATCGGCCCCGTGACGGGCGAGCCGGTGGACCCCTCACCCGTCATCCGAGAATCCGATGTCCGAAGCCGTGGAAGTCGTGAAGGAGCCCGCGCCGTCGCCGAACGGCAAGGTCCCCGTGAAGATGCTGAAGCCGTACCACTCGGGCAACGCGTGGGCCGGTGACGTTCTGGGCTTCCCGCCCGAGGACGCCGCGCAGCTCGTGAAGCAGGGCGCCGCGCAGTACGTGAAGCCCGTCGAGGCGGCGAAGAAGTGAGCCTTTCGAACCTCGTCGCGCTGACGACGCTTGCCAACGCCAAGGACGAGCTCGGGATCACCGACTCGACCCAGGACGACCGCATCGAGCGGTACATCCTGCAGGCGTCGGCTGCGTGCGAGGGCTACTGCGACCGCTCATTCCGCAAGACGTCGCAGGTGGAGACCCTGCAGGCGAGCGGCACCCGGCGGCTCGTGCTGTCGCGGACGCCGCTCGCCTCAGTCGCCTCGATCGTGGTCGACGGCACGACGGTCGACGCGGACGAGTACTCGATCGAGGACGCCGCCGCCGGCATCGTGTACCGCGAGCGCGGCTGGGAACGCCGCGACGCCGTCGTGCCATGGTCGATCTCTCAGGACGCGATCGCGGGCACGGCGAAGCGCGATGTCGTCGCGACCTACACGGGCGGCTACGTGCTGCCGAACGACACGAGCGGCACGCGTGACCTGCCGTACGACCTCGAAGCCGCGTGCCTCCTCACGGTGGTGTCGATCTTCCGAGGCCGGGGCCGAGACCGCGCGGTGTCGTCGAAGGGCACGGGCGACGCCTCGATCGCGTACCGGCTGCCGAACACGATCATTGGCGTGGGCGCCGGCGGCGTGATCCCCGACGAAGCGACGGTGATGCTGTCGAAGTACCGGCGCATCCCGATGGTCAGCGTGTGATCCGGCGCATTCTGGTGCGCGGCCGCGAGGTCGTGATCGAGCAGCGTCTCGTGACGCCGGAGAATCCGCATGGGCTTCTGGGACGACACGCTGCTGCAGACTTGCTGGAAGAAGAGTCAGGCGACGACTTCGGCCGACGGCGACCCGGGCGGCTACGGGTCGGCAGTGACGTTCAAGGCCCGGGTGCAGCGCGCGAAGGACCGGAACGAGACTGAGATCGACCACACGGCGGTCGTCTACTCGTCGACCGAGGTGCTGCCGACGGACCTCGTCTGGCTGCCCGGCGACTCGACGTCCGACCTGGACCTCGCGCGTCGGCCCGTCCAGGTCTCGCAGACCGGCGACCTCGACGATCCCGACTCGGTCCTCTGGAAGATCCTGCTGTGAGCCTGCAGGGCAAGGACTCGGTCGTGCGGGCCCTGCTGGCCGCGATGCAGCGGCAGCGAGGCGCAGCGGCTGCAGCGCTCTACCAGGAAGGCCTCGCGGTCGACGCTGAGAGCGTGAAGCGAACGCCGGTCGACACCGGGCGCCTGCGCGCGACGCACTACGTCTCGCCGCCGGTCGAGGCCGGGAACGCGCTCGTCGTCGAGGTCGGCAACGGCACCGATTACGCGGTGTACGTGCACGAGATGACCGAGCTGCGCCACGTCACGGGCGAGGCGAAGTTCCTGCAGAACGCGCTGAACGCCCGGTCCGCCGGGATGCTCGAGCGGCTTGCCAAGCGGACGCGCGCGAACATGCGGGCGGGCGTCACGAGCGCGGTGCTGTCGGGGCAGGTTCCGACGGCGCCGATCATGGATCTGGGCGCGCAGCTCGGACCGACGCGGCAGACGTTCGACGCGATGCGAAAGGCCGACCGGCGTCAGCGTGTGAGCCGAAAGCGGGCCGCCCGCAGGTACCTTGCCAAGCAGCGCGCCGACCAGATGCGCGGTGCCAAGAAGGCGAAGCAGGTCGCGAAGCAGCGCCGCAAGGCCCAGACGGCAGCCGATCGAAAGGCCGCGAAGCTGGTCCGGAAGGACGCCCAGCGGCAGGCGAAGAAGGAACGGGCCTACGCCGCGCGGTGGAAGGCGGCTGAGAAGGCCCACGCAAAGAAGTCGCGCACCGGCTGGAAGAAGAGCCGCCGCAAGTTCCGCAAGCGGAGGAAGTAGTGTCCACCGACCTGACCCCAGACGCGGCCGTCGCGACGCACCTCGCCGCGGCCGGGCTGAGCCTCACGGTCGGCACGAATCTCTTCCGCGGCCCCGTGCGGCCCGTCTCGGCAGGCGTTCCGGCGAAGGCCGTGTTCTGCCTCGCAACGGGCGGCGGCGCGCCGCAGCCGTACCTCGACGCGGCCACGTACGGCGACACCTGGTTCTTCGACGTGCAGGTCCGCATCCGCGGCGAACGGCAGGCGTTCGCGACGACGCGCACGCTGGCCCGCGCGATCCGCAACGCGCTCCACCGAGCCGACATCAGCGGCTACCTGTCGGCACTCTCGATCGAGTCCGAGCCCACGTTCCTGGGTTTCGACGGCAGCGAGCGGCCCGAGTTCTCGACGAACGTCCGGCTCATCGCCGTCGACGCCGCGTAGCCCCTTTCCGCACGACGAACGCGCCACGGCGCGAAGGACACCGCCATGCCCCAAAACGCCGGATACCTTTCCAAGCTCCAGCACGCGACGACGCTCGGCGGCTCCTACACGTCGATCGAGGGCGTCACGACCGCGTCGATGGACCAGTCGATCGACGAGCTCGACATCTCGGACCTGAAGGACGACGCCGGCTGGCGCAAGTTCATCATGGGCCTCGGCGGCGGGCAGATCACCTTCGACATGGACGTGGTCGAGGGCGACACGCAGCAGGACGCCGTCCGCGCCGCGCTGACCGGCCGCACGACGCTCTTCCTCCAGTACCTCTACGACGGGACGAACGGCTTCAAGGGCGAGTACTTCATCACCAACATCTCCTACTCGGCCCCCGTCGACGGCAAGTCGAGCTGCAGCGTCACCGCGCGGCTCACCGGCGCCCCGACCGCCGTCTAACTCCCCGCCGCCTGCCCGCCTGCTCGCCACGTCCGAGGCTCCCCGATGGCTCAATCCGCTGGCTACAACACGACGCTGAAGGCCGGCGGCGAGCCGACGACCCTCACGAACGCGGCGTGCACGAAGATCACCGCCAACACCGTGTACCGGATCACGGCCGCGTCGCAGCGCGTGCTCGACCCCGACACGGCTGTCGTCGTCGAAAGCGACCCGCTCGCGAATGGCACGTGGGGCGTCATCTCCGCCACGGTCGACTACTTCACCGGCACCGTCACGGTGGCCGACCAAGGAGCGAGCGCGCTGGTCCGCGTGTCCGGCAAGTACATCCCGCTCTACACGATCGCGTTCGCCCGCTCGGCCGACTTCAGCCTGTCGGTCGACGAGCTCGACGTGACGTCGTTCGGCGACGCCTGGCTCAAGCTCCTCATGGGGATGACCCGCGGCGAGCTCGAGTTCGAGGTCGTGAGCGATGCCACGGACGACATCGACGGAAGCGGCGGCACGCTGCAGGCCATCCTCGACAGTCGCGAGACCGCGTTCATCGAGTACCAGCCCGGCGGGCAAGGCACGTTCCTGCGCTTTTGGGCGTTCCTGAAGTCGGTCGCCCGTCAGGCGCCCGTCGACGGGCTTCTGACGTCGTCGCTGCAGGCCGTGCTCTCGACCCGCTCGCCCGCCACGCCGTTCTCTGAGTCGACGGTCGCGAGCTCGTAGCCCCGTACGTCAAGTCCACTCGTTTCCGTGCGTGCCCCTCACGCACACGGAGTAGTCATGTCCACCGCACGCGAGCTGTTTCTGAACCGCAAGGACGTGAAGCGCGAGACCGTCACGCTCGACCTGGGCGACGGCCAGTCGCTCGACGTCGAGGTCCGCGCGGTGTCGCTGCTCGCGGCGGACCGGATCGACAAGGCCCGCGAGAAGTCGGTCGTCGACGGGATCGCGCAGTTCATCATCGAGGCCGTCTTCGACCCCGAGACCGGGAAGCAGCTCTTCACGAAGGCCGACGCCGATCGGCTGAAGGAGCTCACGCAGCCGCAGGTCACGCCGCTCTCCAAGGCGTACGACCGGGTGACGAAGCTCCCGGACGACGCGGGAAAAGGCTCCGCGGTGACGCCCGCCGCATGATGGTTCTGGCCCTCGCCGAGAAGCTGAAGAAGTTCCCGGCGGAGGTCGAAGAGGCGTTCGGCGAGGCGGATCTCGTCGAGTGGGGCGCGTACTGGAAGTGGCAATCCGACGAACGCGAGAAGGCCGCGAAGGCCGCTCGAAACAAGCGATAGAAGAGGTGATCCGTGTCCGACCTGTCCCTTGGCGCTCTCAGCATGCAGCTGAAGATCGACATGGACGGTCTCGACGCGTCGGTGAAGAAGGCCGTCGGCGGTCTCGACAAGCTCGAGCAGAAGGCCGACCAGACCGCGAAGAAGACCGAGGACATCGGCAAGGTGATGAAGGACGCCCTGAAGGGCGAGGTCATCGTCAACGCCGGGAACCGAATCGGCTCGACCCTGCAGCAGGTGGGCGGGGACTTCGCAGCGCTCGGGAGGACCGTCACCGGCGTCAGCACCGTGATGCAGGGGCTCTTTCAGGGCGGTCTCCTGGGCGCGGGCATCGCGACGTTCGGCGTCGCGGTGTCGAACGTCACGCAGGCATTCGCCGAGGCCGAGGCGAACTCGCGCCGAATCACCGAGATGTGGGCAAAGGACCTGCAGGGCCGCATCGACCAGCTGACCGTGATTCAGACCCGCATCGCTGGCATCAACCGAGAGATCGCGGGGATGTCCGCGATCAGCACGGCCGCCGGCGTCTCTGCCTCGACGGGCCTGTCGGTCGACACGGTGCAGCAGTTCGACGCGCTCGACCAGGCGGAGATGCGGCAGCGGCGCGCGCAGGAGCGCTACGGGATGGCGCAGCGTGGCGCTCGTGGCGGCGGCGAGCTCGCGCAGCAGGACCTGAAGATCGCAGCGGCCGACCTTGCCGAGGCCTCGGCGGCGCTTCGCAAGCTCGAGTCGGAGCTTGCCGCGCAGTCGGATCGCGAGCGGGCCGACAGTCTGCGGCGCGTGACGGAAGAGAAGAACGCCAAGACGCAAGCGCGCAAGGACGCGATGAACAGCGCCCTGAAGGAGGCCCGCAACTGGCTTCCGGAGGGTCTGCGCACGCCCGGCGAGCTCGCGCGGATGGCTCGCGAGGGCGACGGGATCGAGGGGCCCGGCGACAGCATCCGTCGAGAGGCGGCCGATCGGGCGGCACGCAACGCCGCCTACCGGGCGAACTCCGCTGAGATGCTCGTGGTCGACAAGGGGCTCTCCAAGAGGCGGAACTACGGGGCGCCGAGTGGCGATGAGTCGTTCGCGCAGCGGACCGCTCGCGAGACCGAGGACGCATTCGACGAGTGGCAAGAGGAGTTGAAGAAGTTGAAGGAGTCGACGGCCGCTGCGGCCGCTGGTCTTGCTGGCTCGGTCGCCCCGATCACGACGGCGATCGTCTCCTCTCTGGCGAACGGCGACATCGGCGGCGCCATCGCCTCGGCGCTCTCCAACTCGATCGAGTTCCAGGCGGTCGGCAAGGCGCTCGACACAGGTCTCGTCGACATCGTGAACGCGCTCACCGAGGTGCTGCGCCCGGCCGTGCCCGTCATCACGATGGCGATTCAGGCGGTGGTCGGCGCGGCGAAGATGGTCGGCAACATCCTCGAAATCCTCACGACCGTATCGGGCATGGAGACGGTGTTCGCCATGCTCTTTGAGGGCGTGAAGTTCCTCGCGGCCGTGCTGAACGTCGGCGCCGCAGCGACCCAGTACGGGCTCGACGCGCTCACCAACAACTTCAAGCAAGCGGGAATCGCGTTCCTGTCGATGTTCGGCGACGCGTTCAAGACGCAGATCGACGACCTCCGCGCAAGCCTCGTCACGCAGGGCGACTTCGGCACGGAGATGAAGGCCGCGTGGGACGCCGTCTGGACGATCGGCTTCAACGCCGAGCAGGCCGCCGTAGGCCTCGGTGACGCCGCAGCCGCCGCCGACAAGGTCGCGCAGTCCTTCCTGAACCTGCCCGCGGGCTTCAAGACGAACCAGGCGCTCTACAACGCCACGTCAGCCACCAGCTCGCCGCTCGGCGGGTTCATGCCGCCGCCCACCGCCGCGCAGCTGCCAGCGGTCGCGGCCGGCGCGGCGTCCGGCCCGTCCGGAACCGGAGGCGACGTCTTCAACTTCTACGGCCCGATCAACGTCTACGGCGACGGCGAGTTCCGCAACATCGTCACGGTCTCCGCGCAGCAGTCCGGGATGGCCTCGACTGGCACGACGGGCGGGCGCCAGACGTATCGGTCGAGCCCGACGCCGCACGCCCCGAACGGCATCCAGCCCTACACCCCGGCGACCCCGTAAATGAGCCTGCTCACCGTCAACGGCATCGAGGTGCCCGTCGCCACGGACTCGGCTCGCCTCGGCGACCGCGTCCTGGGCGGCGACGTGACGGCCGACGACGGCAGCCTGCATCGGGCCCGCTCCGCGTACATGGACGTCTTCAACGCCTCGACGCGGCTCCTGTCTCCGACCGAGGCGCTGGCGTGGCGCGGGCTGCTGGAAGGCCGCGGGCACCGGCTCTCGTGCGACAACGACCCGGCTCGCGACAGCACCGACCCGTCGGCCGAGTACGACCCCTACACGTCGCGCGGCCTGTACCTCGCGGGCGTGGCGTCGCGTCGTGGCGGGTACGCGCAGTACGGCGCCGAGATCTTCGGCTCGACCTACCCGAACGCGACCGCGACGGTCGTGGCTCTCGGCACCGACGCGTACTTCGACCAGGCGATCGCGGTCGAGAGCGCGACCGAGAACCTGTTCCCCGAGCGCGTGCGCCGGGCAGGCGACCTCGGCAGCGGCTCGTCATCGGCGGGCTTCGCCACGTCCGGTGCCGGCACGCTGGCGCTCGAGACGACGATCGTCGTGGAGGGCGCCAACAGCATCAAGTTCACGCCCGTGACGCCGGCCACCGACTGGTTCGAGGTGGCGAGCGGCTACCGGGCGACCCCGGCCGACAGCGCGGCCCACGCGCTCTCGTTCTGGATGAAGGCCTCGACGCCGATGAACGTCATCGCGTCGGTGCGCGACGACGGCCCCTCGACCACCACCGTGACGTTCGCGCTCACGACCACCTGGCGGCGCTTCTCGATCGCGCACCTCCCCGGCGGCGGCAGCGGTGCGTCGTCAATGTGGCTGCGCTGGGTCCCGCAGTCGGCCGGGACCGTGTACGTCGATGCGATCCAAGCCGAGAGCGGCGCGTTCGCCACGTCGTGGGTCGGCGCAGGCAGCGCGGCAACGCAGTCGCGCAGCGGCACGCCCGGCCTCGCCGCTGGCCTCAGCGACATGCGCCGGCAGGACGACCTCACGGTGATGGGCTGGTTCCTGGGCCCGTCGTGGAACCTCGAGACGGACGCGTTCTGGTCCGTGAACGCAGTGCTCTGGAGCCTTGGGACCGAGGCCGAGGGCGTGCACCTGCGCCACAACGGCTCGACGGGCGCGCTCGACGTCCGCATCGCGTCGTCGCTCGCCGCCGAGTCGACGGCGACCAGCTACTCGACGGGCATCGGCAACAAGGCGTGGCACCACGTCGCCGTCGTCCTGCGTCGGGCGCCCACGACCGGCCACTACAAGGCGGCGCTCTACGTCGACGGCGCCCTCGTCGGAACACCGTCCAGCGCCCTCGCGATCCCGTCGTGGGGCAGCGCGCCGACCTTCTACCTGGGCCGCAAGTTCGCCTCGCTGTCGAACCCGTTCAACGGCGTCGTCGACGAGCTCGTCGTGCTGCCCTTCGCTGTCACGGCCGACATGATCGCCACGGTCTACGCGGCGCGCTTCAGCGACCTGCCGCGCGTGAACGTGTCGGGCGACTACTTCGGCGAGACCGTCGAGTGCCTGCCGACCGTGACCGGTGACGGCCTGCGCTACACGGCCGCCCAAGACGCCACGGCAGGCTTCCAGTCCCGAAACGCAGTGCTTGCATTCGCGCTCTCGCAGGCCGACCGATGAGGACGATCGACCCCGAGTTCGTGCGGCTCGCCCGGACGTTCGACGCCGGCTGCGCGACGCGCGTCCGAATGCTGCGCAAGTCCGACGGGTGGGAGGTCGACCTCACGGACCTCTGCGGCGTCAACTGGGTGCGCGGCGTCCAGTACGCGGAGGGCCTCGACAACAACACGGCGACCTTCACGGTCGAGCTCATCCGCAGCGTCGGCGAGAACACGATCAGCCCGCTGCGGGCGTCGAAGGCGAACCGCAAGGCGACCGTCGCGGACCCCGTTCTCGCCGTGAAGCGCCTCGTCATCGTCGACGTGCAGGTGACGCCGCCGGACGGCATCGCCGACCCGGACAACTGGATCGAGCTCGTTCGCGGCTACGTCGACAAGATCACCATCGGCAACGACGGGATCACGCTGCAGTGCCGCGACGAGTCGTCCCGCTTCATCGACCGCTGGCAGGAGTACGAGCGCAACTGGCCGCAGGCGCCGCCGCAGCCGATGGAGGACGTGCTCCAGGCACTGCTCGACACGGCGACCTACGACCCCGGCCCGTGGGTGGGCGGCGTCACGCGCGCCATCGGCGACCTGTGTCGGCCCACCGCGCACAACGGCTACCTCTACCGCTGCACGACGGCGGGCGTGTCCGGAACGACCGACGACACGGGAAACTGGACCCTGACGCCCGGCAACACGGCGACCGACGGCACCGCGACTTGGACGAACGTCGGCACGCTCCCAGCCGCACAGTGGACTGCCGGGTCGACGAAGTACCTCGGATCGATCGTGCGGCCGACCGGGCGCAGCTACACGACCGCTTCAAGCAACGGCTACATGTACCAATGCACCGCGACCAGTGGCGTCGCCCCATTCACCACGGGCGGTGTCGAGCCGACGTGGCCGACGACCTACGGCGGCACGGTCGTCGACAACGAGGTGACGTGGACACTGATCGAGGACATGCCTGACCTGTTCCGGCCGGAAGATCCCTCGTGGAGCGTGACTCGCGCCGCGGCCGACGACTACGGCCTGCCGCCGCAGAGCTACTGGGACATCGTCCGCGCGTTCCAGGACCAGATCGGCTGGGACGTGCGGTTCCGCTGGGTCGACGTTTCCAGCCGACGCCGCCCAGTGCTGCGGTCGCTCGATCGCGAGGACTCCAGCATCTACACGCAGAACGGCGACGCCGGCACGTTCGAGGCGCACCAGTACGAGATCACGGGCGACGTCGAGTTCGGCGCCGAGCACGTGCGGAACATCGTCGAGGTCAACTACTTCGAAGGCGCCGCGCTCACGCAGACGCGCATTCGCGTCGAGGATGCCGACTCGATCGCCGCGTACGGGCCGCAGTTCTGCCAGCTGACGCTCGACTCGGCTTCGCTCATCAACTCGTCGGCCGAGGCGACGCAGCTCGCCAACACGGCGCTCGCCGCGCTGAAGCGGCCGCTCGTTACGATGAGTGTCCGCGTGCCCTTCATGCCGTGGATCGAGGTGGGCGACGGCATCGGCCTGAGGCCGCGCCCCGAGGACGCGCTGTTCGACGCCACGACCGGTTCCGGCCTGTTCGCTGCCGTCGTGCAGGGTGTCTCGCACCGCACCGACCAGGGCGTCGGCACGACCGAGCTGCAGCTGCAGGGCTTCTTCGTCGACGACGCGGACACCATCGAAGAGATGCCGATCCAGACGCAGAGCTGGATGAACCGCGAGTCGAGGGCGAAGGTCGGCAAGGTGCCCACGTTCAAGCGGCCGGGCGACGTCACGGCGCACATCTACGCGACTTCGGATCAGGGCCCGTTCAGCGCGGGCGCGAAGCCCGGCACCGAGATTCTGCTCGGCAGCACGACGCGGGACAGCGGCGGCAACGTCGTGAGCGGCGTGTTCGAAGCGCCTGTCGCAGGCATCTACTCGATCACGGCGAGCGTCCGTGTCGACCCGGCGCCGGCCGCTGGCGCCACCCTGTTCCTGACGGTGGTCGCTGACGGATCGAACCAGCTGCAGGTGGCGCGCCCCATCGATTCGGCCGAGGCGGGTGGCGTCATCACGATCAGCGTTTCCGGCCTCGTGCTCATGTCCAAGAACTCTACGGCTGCGGCCTATCTCGCCTGCGACCCGGCGACGAACGTCATCACGCTCGCCGGTGACCAGGCGACGTTCCTGTCGGCGCGTCTCGTTCGCTGAAAACACGTTGAACGGTCGGCGGTCACGTCTGTCGTTGAGGGCGGCGGCGTGGCCGTCGGCCGTTCACTTCCTTCATTTTCAGGTGTCCCATGCCGCCTCCCGACGAGCTGCTGAACAGCCGCATTCGCGACGTGGCGGGCGGGCTGCGGCGTGGCGGCGGCTACCTCTGGCCCTCGCCCGACAAGTGGGCGGGCGGCTGCACGCAGGACCTCATGCTCGGCAAGGACCGCGTGCTGCGGGCCGGCCGCGGAACGTACTGCTGCGGCGTCACGCTCGAGACGTTCTGGCGTGGATGGCTCGCGTACGCGAAGGACTACGGCGTCCCGTTCATGGGCGGCATCACGCTCGCGCAGGCCCGTGAGCTGCAGCGCGCCTGGTTCTGCATCGGCACGCGCAAGGGCGCGCTCGACGCGCTCGTGCCGCTGGGGCTCGGTGTCGAGGTGGCGGCAGTCGACGCGCGCCCCGGCGACTTCGCGCAGTTCTGGCGGGCGTCCGGGCTCGGTCACTCGGTGATGGTGCTCGGGGTCGCGCAGAACCGCATCTCCTACTTCTCGACGCAGAAGTCGACGAACGGCATCGGCTCGACCGCGGAGCCGCTGCCTGCCGAGACGTACGTCGTGCGGCCGGTGGTGCCTGTCGAGGCGGGGCCATGACGCCGATCGCGAAGGGCGTCGTGACGCTGGGCGGCGAGACCGCGCTGCTCGCGGCTGCCGTCACGATCGACGTCGACCCAGCCGCGATCCTCGTCGGCGCCGGATCGCTCGCCGGCGGCGCCTTCCTGTGGGTCGCGCAGGGCTGGTGGAAGGACTGGCGCGATGACGAAGCCAAGTACCGCGCCGAAATGAAGGCCGACCTGAAGGCGATTCGCGCCGACCTCGACTCGATCAAGGAACGCCACAACCGCGAGGACGGCGCCGCTCAGGCCGCTGCCGACGCCCGGAGACAACGATGAGCCAGCGCGTGATGGATGAAGTCGGACGGGTTGCGTGGAGCGTTCTCTGGGCGCTGTCGCTCGCGATGATGTTTCTACCCGCTTGCGTCGCGGTGGCGAACGGGCAGCCCCTCGATCCACAGCCCGCCGAGGTCGCGTTCGACATCGGCGGCATCGTGTTGCTGGCGTTCGGGCTCACGATCGCAACCGAGGTGATCCGGGGCTTCGTTCCGCAGTGGCGGCGCGGCGTGAAGGCGAACCCGGCAGCGCTGGCAGCCGTCGATGCCGCGCGCGCCCTCGGTCTGGCAGGCGAGCACCTGGAGGTGCTGCGGCGCCTCGCCGTCGCAACGGGAGGGCCGGGCGAACTCGCGAAGGCCCTCCTGCGCATCGTCCCGGTCGTGCTCGGGCTGGGCGCGGCGTTCATTGGCTGGGCTCCATCGGTCGGCGACGGCACGAGTCCGGAGACGTTCGGTGGCGTGCTGGCCGGCCTCGTCGCGAGCCAGTTCGGCGGGCAGCTCATGAGCGCGTTCCGGTCGCGCCTGCCGGGCGCTGGCGCTCAGCGCGCGGGTCCGACGGGCGGGGACGACGAGGCGCAGCCGTGAGCCTCTGCATCCTGATCGTGATCGTCGTGGTCGGCGCCTCGCTGGCGGTGTCGCCGTGAGCCTGATCCCGAACCCGTACGCGGGCCCCGCGCGTGCGGTCCGCGAGTCCGGTGGCACCACGCTCGCGATGGGCGCGGTGGCCGACGGGCAGTTCCTGAAGCGCGTCGGGACCGACATCGTTGGGGCGGCGGCGGGTGGCAACTCCTACGGCCTCGACTGGGCGCTGTTTGGCGACGGGTCCGACGGCGTCGTGTCGATCTCGTCGGGCACGACGACGCTGACGCGGCCGATGTTCTATTCGACGCTCACGATCAGCGGGACGGGGGCAATCGCCGCGTCTGGATGCCCAATTGGGTGCTCAGTCGAATGCGACCTGTCGAGCGCCCCGGTCGGCGCAATCGCCTTTGCTCCATCGAATGGCGGGAACGGGGCTGCTGGTGGCGGCGGTGGAACGGCAAACGTGACAACGCTGATTCACCTTCCGACCGGAACATCGAGCACAACCGGAGGGGCAGGCGGGGCCACGACCGGGTCGCAGGGGACCAACCTGACGGCCGGTTTGAGCGAGTTCGCGGGCGGCGGCGGAGCGTCAGGCGCTGGCGGAAACGGGACGAGCGGCAACGGAGCGGCGGGTCGTTCGACACAAACGATCCCGTCTGGCGCATTCGCCATCTACCGATCGGTCGTCCCACTTCTCGCCGTCTGGACTCGCGGCATCACGATGACGCGCGCGGGTCTCGGTGGACAACCGGGAGGAGGAGGCGGCGGCGACGGCACGGCAGGCGGCGGCGGCGGCTCTGGGGGCACGGGCGGAAACACCGTCGGGCTGTGGGCGCGTGCGCTGCGCCGATCCGGCAGCACGACCGCAGCAGCGATCCGGGCGCTGGGCGGCACTGGAGGCAACGGTGGAACTCCGGCTGCTGGTGCGCGGGGCGGTGGCGGCGGTGGCGGCGGCGGCGGCGGCGGTCTCGTCTACGTCGTTGCGGGCGAACTGCTTGGGAGCACGGCGACCAACATGCTCTCCGCGGCGGGTGGCTCGGGCGGAAATGGTGGCGCCGCATCGGGCGCTGGCACGGCGGGCACGGGCGGCACAGGCGGCAACGGAGGCGTCTGCATCCTCTTCGACCTGTCGACCGGCACGCGAACCATCAATGACCAGCGAACCGTCACTGGGACCGGCCCCACGGGTGCCACGGGGGGCGCTGGCGCCCCCTGCCTTCTGTCTGTCTGAGGACACGACCATGACCTACGCGACCCCGAACGAACTCCCCGCCGGCCAGCGCGTCGCGCTCGACAACGACGCGCACGGCCGGTCCGTCCACGCCACGCGCATCGGCGGCCTCGTCGTGTACGAGGTGCCCGGCATCGAGACCGCGCAGCCCACGGCCAAGCCGTTCGCTGCGGTCTACGAGCTTCTGGCGGCACACGCCCCGGCCGACGAGTGATCGCCCTCCTGCTCGCGCTCCTGTCGAGCGCCTTCGCGACCATCACGGTCAGCGCCTCGATTGAGTCCTACGCGACCGTCGAGGTCGACAGCGACTGCGCGCGCCTCGTCACGAACGACCCGGACGCGATTGCGTGGGTCGAGGACCAGCCGCTCGTCGCAAACGCTGACTGGCTCTGCCCGCTCGATCCCGATCCGCCCGCAGCCATGTACGCCCACCTCGTGAGGCTCCGATGAGCACCCGCGTTCTCACGTTCCTGGCCCTCGACTCCGCGGGCGCTCCGCAGGGCAGCCTGTCGCCGGTCTTCTCGTCGTACCTCGTCGACGGATCGACGCCCGGCGGCGGGGCTCCGGCGATCAGCGCCGTGTCGGGCGCCACGGGCCTCTACAGCTTCACGGCGACCCTCACGGCGGGCCAGCGGCTGCAGGCGGTCATCGACCTGACCGCGAGCTGCACCGGACAGCGGTACCTCGCGGCCGCGTACCACTTCGACGAACTGTTCACGCCGGAGGCCACCGACACGCTCGTCGGCTACGACCAAGCCGCGCTCGTCACAGCGGTCAACTCCGCGGTGGGCTACGACCAGTCGGCGCTCGTCACCGCGATCGGCACGGACCTCTCGACCACCCACGGCTCCGGCCAGTGGGGCGGCGGGTCCGGCTCCGGCGCGCAGGCGTG